GAACTAAAAAATTGTTCTGCAATAGTGGCTGGTACGAAAGCAAACTCGTCTAAGAAAATTATATTATAAGAACCTCCTCGAATTGCACTTGAAGATGTTGCAGCGGCCACAATTTTACTACCGTTTTCTAATTCTATATTACCTTTGTTCCAGTTCAATACACCTTGTTGTAAAAACTTTGGTATATTCTCATAGGCTAATTGTAATCTACCTAATATATCTCTTGCAGTAGATGATTTGTTTGCAAGTATGGCAATGTTAGTATTAGGATTGAACAATGCGTAATGTAATAGATAAGATACGATAGTTGTTGATTTACCTGACTGTCTTGGTAATTTACATATAGTAAAACGGTTGTTATGCATAGTACCAACCATTTCTTTTTGAAAATTGTACATTTTAAATGGTATAAGTCCTTCATCTAAAGAAACAATTTTTACATAATTTGTAATAAAATATATAGGATCTTTAGAACATCTATCAAATTCTTGTATCTGTTCTTGTGTAAACTCTACGGGTACGTTAACCTTTTTCAGGTTTGGATTACCTAAATATACTGAAGTCTTTTCACTCATTAATTATAATTCCTTCTATATGTGTATAACCTAATTGTACTGCGGCTTGTAATCGTTGATTACCTTTCCATACACTAAATTCTTTTTCTATATAATTAACACCATTAGCACCAATACGTTCTTTTTGTTTTTGATGTTTAATTATTTCTATAGGTTCTATCATATCTTCACCATTTAATAACTCTTTTAAAGGAGTGATTCTATCTGTATAATTTAAATCACTTATTAAAAATATCTGTTTGTTCAGATAATTTTTTTTCGCTTTGAGTATTTTCATTTTCTCTTTTCAACATTTTTTGTAACTCTGCAGTAGAGCCCACAAACAAAGCATTCTTAATATTATGATTTGCTGTTTTAGGTAAATCTTTTAAATCTTTTAATTTTTTTTGTAAGTCTTGTAACTTATCTACTGTTTGGGCTACGTTTGCAATTAATTGTCCTGCCACTTCGTATGCACGTGGGTGTTGACCTTCTTTAGCAATTTCTAATATACCTTCAATAGCCTCTTGACCTTTTTCAATAAGGTTATAATAATTATCTCTACTATATTTGTAATCTTTATCTACATCTGGTTTACTAGGATCTTCAATTCTAGGAACAGGTGGATTAGAAACCTTAATAACAGATTCTAATGTAGGTTTTTCTTTAGGTTGTATACCTAATATTTCATTTACGTTATCTTCCAATTTTGTCATAATTATACATCACTATCAGTTGTTGGGTTATATTTTTTACTATCATCATAAAAAGTAATAGTTGTTGTAAATCCAAAATCATCATTTGCGTCAGCAGTTGTGGGATCAGGAACTACAACAATTCTTTCTTCTCTCTTGGCAGTATTAACATTTGTACTTCCGTATATATCAGATTGTACTGTTTTAATAACACCTTGATTTGACATAGGTCCATACAAATAAGTTTTCGCAGTAAAGTTTAAAGTATATATAACAGCTCTACGTGTAGTAAAATCTCCTGTATAACTATCTTCATAAGCAACAGAATTTAAAACAATAGGAACATCTCTTTTAATATTCATTTCTGGTAAAACATTTAAAGTAATTGTATAATCAGGTTGAAAGAAAGGAAGTATTTGTTCTATGATCTGCAAACCATTTTCTGCTGTTGCTGTAAACGAATATAAATTATAAGTTATGTTATATGGTACAGGTACATAATTAAAATTATGTGTTTCACCTGAAGTATTAGTTTTAACTTGTTTATACTTATGAACTCTTGTTAACTTTCTACTAGCATCATAACTAATACCAGAAATTTCAAAACCTAATCTAGGTAAAGTTACAGCAAATTGTCTTTCATCTAAATCTGGTTTTTGATCTAGTCTTACTAAAAACTTTTCTTTAGGAGCATATGCTAAAGGAACTTTAATTCTTTTTGTAACTCCACCAGTACTATTTGTAGATTGAATAATTATATTATTAAACAATTGACCAAAAGCCACTGTCATTTTTCTTAATCCTTCATTATAAAAGAAATTTCCAAACATTATAAATCAACCTCCCCAAACGGATTTCTTTCTGTAAAGTCTAAGATATCATCATTATTAGATAACGTATCAAATCCAGCTGCACTGTCTAAATCTAAATTATCAGCATAAGGAGATTGTGTTTGAATATTTGACACAACATAATCTTCTGCTAAAAAGAAATTTGGTTTTCCTGTAGCTTCATTTTCTTCTAATATCAAAGAACCCAATCCATCTTCTAATGTAAATTTATACTGTAAAGTGTCTAATGAAAATTTTGTTTCTGCAGAATCTATTTCAGCAATACCAGTATTCAACTGTTCAGAACTATATTCCCAACGTGTCACTCTTAATTTATAAACAGGTAAACTACCTAATTGAAACAATGGTTCCTGATCTTCAACAAATTGAATTTCAAAAAAACTATTAATTAATGGAAAATATAATACATCACCTTCGTTAGGTCTATCATTTACTATTGTTGTGGCAGGATTACCTACTTGTGTTCTCCAACTTCTTTTTGATATAACAAAAGTTGTATCTTCTCTAATCTCTAATCCGAATTTATTAATTAATTCTCTTTGACCTGCAAAGCCTTCAGTCGTTTCAAAATACATTTCAATTAAATAACTATCGTCAAATTTACTAGATGTATCTTCACCCAATATTAAATCTCTATTAACTAATGTTCTAGGTAGGTAATAAATGTCGTGACCGTATATCTTTAAACTCTCTATAATTAAATCTTCATAAAGCGTTTTTTCGGCTTGATTGCCAATACCGTGGCCACCTTGAAAATAATGATTTACAGGCATAGTTTTAACCTACTAAAAATGCTGGTGCTATTTCGAAACTATCTCTTATTTCTTTTTCTAATTTTTCAATATCTGTTTGGGCATCAGTATAAATTTTTTCACCATTTAATTTTACGCCACCTAACATTATCACACCATCGAACTTACTTAAATTAGCACCCCATTGTTTTTTAAATAATGACGTAACATATCTTTTTAACCATTGATCATTGAATACGTCCGTATATGTTGTTGGATCTAATTTACGGTAACAATCTATAACTAAAAATTCTCCAACTTGTAAATCATTAACCCAATCCATATCAATATATAATCTATTATCGTGTTGTTGAAATCGTATAGGTTTCATACCTACTAAAACTTGATCTAAGAAATCTAAATGTCTTAACACCATATCATAGTTAATAATTGATGTTGAAGCAAAATCGTAAAGGTCATTTAAACGTAATTGATATCTTACGTCAAACATATTCATACTAGATTTATCTGAAAATGGAAATATATTTGTAACAGCGATTACAGTTTCCGGTACTACTAAAAAATTGTTTGCTTCATACCAAGTAGAACTTACAGAATTTTTTGTTGCTGTTTCTACACTAGGTAAAGAAGCTTGTAATCTTTGTTTATCAGCATCTGTAACTTGATACTTTAAATACGTTCTACGAATACCGTCATAATGGTATTGAGCATAGAATTGTAACGCCTCGTCCAGTCTATCTTCTAACTGGTCATCATCAACGTTAATTTCTATTACTGGTTTACCTAATGCTCTAAGAGCGTATTGTTTAAGTGTTTCTCTAGTAGATGGATTAGCCATAATCTCTACTATTTATATAAATTTAATTAGAACTTATATCTTACTGTCGCTAATAATTGAGGGTTATAATCTTTATAAACACCTGTATATACTGATGTTTGTTCTTTATCGTGGTAATACAAACCAAATTCTAAACCCGCTCTTTTATCAGGTCGTTTGTGTTTATCATCTTCTGTATGTATATTATAAACAAGTCCATAATAGTTACCTGTAAATCCTAGGTCATCATTTTCTGTTCTGTGAACTGTACCATAAATTCTTTCATTAAAACTATACAACACTCCATAATCATATCTGTTCTTATCAGCAAAACCTGTATCTTTATCGTCCCAAATTTCTGCACCCCATATTAAAGGAATATCCCAACGATATAAACTGCCACCCAATGACCAACCTTTTTGTGTTCGTTCATTAAAACTAGAAACACTTGTTGAACTTTTTGGATTTTTAATTTGCATATAAGATAAATCAGCATAACCAAAGATTCCTACAGTTGCACCTGTATATAAAGCATCTCTCTCATTATCCCAACCTACAACTAAACCTAATGGTAAATCATTTCTTAATCTATATGAATCAAAATCAAATTGGTCGTCCCAATTAAAACCACCAATTGCAAGAACTGTTTTCTCTCTATGGTCTAATCTTGAATTTGTTTGTGTAATAATTAATGGTGCACCGACTTTTGGTGTCTTTGCAAAACCTAATCGTTGTGCGTCTGTTTCACCAAGATATAATCTGTAGTAGTCATTACCAAATCCCATTTGTTTTTCTTGTACCGTATTATTTAAAGTAGTATCAAGTGAATAATAAGTATCATATAACATTGAAGCTCCAGTCCAATTTACATAATGATTATTAAACTTATGTGTAATGCCTATTTGCAATTCTGCTCTTGTATCTAAACCACTATCATAAGTACGGTCATCATAATAACCTTCAACTTCACCTGTTATAAAAAGACCTTTAGGTATTGATAGTTTGTTTGATTCTAATTGACTAATTCTCTTTTCTAAATCAGATATTTTCTTTTCATCTGCCATTACGACTGAGGACAAAAACATCAAAAAAATAATAATGTATTTCATATTAAGTATTTATCTTTGGAAAAAGATGGTCTCTATTAAAGGCTATTACATCTTGTTCATTTAATCCTAAAGATAACATTACTCTAGGTGTATGTGGATTTTTTTGTTGATATTCACAATAATAATTTTGTGCTTTTATAACATCTTCTTGTTTTGAGTCATTTTTAAAATCGCCAATTTTATCTAAGTAATTATGTAGATTACTTTCGGCCATTGTTGTGACTTGGAACAATTCTTCTTCTGTCTGTATATTACCAGCGGCAATCATTCCTTTACTGAAGATTGCCTTAGCCCATTCTGGTAGTTCTCTCTCTTTACTCGGTTTATACCATTTCGTTTCATTGATAAACCAATTCGTTAATGCGTGTTCTTTATTTAATAGAGGCGAAAAGTCGTGGAATGCACCTGTTACTTTATTCTTACCTGCAATTACATCAAAACCGTAAATAGGTCCACCATTTGTAATACCTGGAAATAAACAAACGTGCATCATATAAAGTCCTTTTGTTTCTCTGGCATCTACTACATCAATGTGTGCTCGTCTTATATTATCATTTCTCCAAGTACGATTAACCCAACCTTCTTTATTAAATCTGGTCATACCTTCTTCAAAGTATTCTTCACAATTTATATCTAATATGTCTATAATGTTATTTTTGCACTGTATAAGATTTTCCCAAATCATTCATCTCCTTAAATAGTTCTGTAGCATAATCAAAACATAATTTGGCTTCAGCTACAACATTAATTTGATAAGCTAAAACATAATTATTAATTAGTTCTCTTATTGTTTTTTTTAATTGTTCAGTTTTTATAAAAACCAAATATGAATTAGGTCCAGGTGTTTTTTTCTTTATCATTTGACCACCATATAAATCACCCATATGTCTTACATACACGTGAGCAAATAATTTTTCTGGTTCGTCTTTTATACTATCTAAATGATAGATATAACGTAATACACTATCTGTTATACGAGGAGGAGTATCAGTATTAGGCCAAAGTTTTCGGTAATCATAATCAAGTCTTTCTGATCTTTCAATATTTGGAATTTGTCTAAACAAACCATTTTCAAAACAATATTTTTCTAATACAGAATAACATTGTAAAAGATTGTAAATGTAAATACCATACAATTCAGGATTAATATTTCCTGACATAAGGATTTTTACAAAATCTTGATTTTCTGCTAGTTTATGATGTTCAGCTGTTAACTGTTTTATATCCATAATATAAAGTTTTCATATTTTTAAATTTAATCGTTTGGTCCACTATGCATAAAATGTCTATGTCGAACATCACTTGCTACAACACTGGATCTATTGTACTGATAAGAAGTAGCAGCTGAACCATCGAAACCAGCAAATAATATTTTACCTGCTTCATCTCTCCAGCAAAACATATTAGCTGAACCAAAACCAAATGCGTGAATGTCTACGATTGATAAACCTGATTGAACAAAAAGTTTACGCTTTTTATTAAAGTTATATTCATTATCATTCATATCTTGATCTGGAGAATGAGGACCCCCATCTGCCCATTCACTATCGTTTGACCCATCAAATCCTAATGATGAAAAACCATAATAGTTTCTTCCGCCGGCCCACATAACACCATCATCATCAAATATAATAGGATCTGCCCATTGTTGAGAAGCATCTACTCTACTTACAGAATGACCTGCAGCAAATCTGCAACCTTTAGGACCATCTATAACGTTAAATGCGTTTGCTTGTCCACCAGAAGTATACCAATAAGAACCTTGGTTAACACCAGCACCATCTGATCCGTTAGAATATCTACCGTTTGTTTGCCAAACTAAATCTGAATTTTTTTGTCTTATAATACACCATTGTGATTCATCACCACCTACCCAAAATTCTTCAATATCACCATTCATATAAAAGTCTAATCTTCTAAATGCACCCCATTGTAATGTAGATGTACCTCCTGATGGATTAGCTCCAGGAACTGAACCAGCTGTTGTATAACCACAAGCCCATAACCAACCTTCGTGATCTAAAACATAAGTTGTTGTAACACCTGCGTCATTGCAAGTTGTCATAAATTTTTTAACGCCACCATACTGTTTAAAATCTACTGTAACTGGCATTGGGTGATAAACATAGTAACTACCATCTCTATGTCCAACTCCTAATTCTCCATATTGGTTATAACCCCAAGCCCATAATTTACCTTCTTCATCAAGTGCCCAAAATCTTCCTGAACCAGAACCATTACACCACATATCAATAATAAATTTTCCATCAAATAAATCTTGGCATATTCTTCTAGGTCTTGTTTGATTTGATGTATAAAAACCACTTGCATCAGCTGAGTTGTTTATTCCAGGATTACCTAATCCTAATTGACCTACGTTATTATATCCCCATACCCAAACAGAACCATCTTCTCCTAATGCGAAACAAGAAGAAGTACTTGATGTTTGCATTTGATTTGTAATACCAATTTTTACAATTTTTGTTTGGTTAAAAGTATTTGGTATAGTGTTTCCATTCCAATCAGTAGTATCAGATGCTGTAACTCTATTTGTGTAAGCGTAATTTGTTGTATTAGAAATACCTAATTGACCTTGAGTATTAAATCCTGATGAATATACTTCACCATTATTCATTAACCAAAGAGTTGTATCAGACCCGGCTGCAATTTGAATTACTTTAGGACATTTACCATCCGGAGTAGTTAACTTTCCAGTGTTGTCTTGTGTTTGCCAAGAAGATTGATCTGTTGATGTTAACCAATCAACAAAAGTAAAATTTGTATATTGATGTTTTCCCATTTGTTGAGAGCCACCAACACCATCTGCACCTCTACCATTCCTTGATGTAGAATCTGGTCCGCCAATACACATTGAAGTTCCATCAGTATTAATTACAGTAGTATTATAACCCATATCACCACCACCCCACTGATTTTCTCCCATATTATATTTCCAACCTAATGGAGCACGGTTACAAAACATTATTGATTCGTGTCTATACTTTGCAGTTTTAGGAGATTGATAAATTTTAGTCCAATAATTAGTTTCAGTTACATATGTATTTTTATATCTTGTTGTATTAGTACATAAAAATACTTCACCTTTAACTCGTACCATTTCTCCTGGATAATATTGTTTCAACCAATTCCATAATTTAATTCTGTCAGTTCCTCTAACAAATAAAGACCAATACTTAGGATTTTCTGGTCTATAACTTCTTCTTACAAGTTGAGGAGGATCAAAAGTATAGTTAGAAGTGGATACTTTAGAGCTAGTTCTAATAACAAATTCAATAGGAGTATCTTTTATACATTTAAAAGATTTACCCATCCACTGAACAACATCATTTTTAAAATATTGTTGTCGAGCTCTCCACTTGCCTTTCCACTTTAATTTTACTTTTGATATATCTATAGTTGACATTTTTTTTATTTAAAATCCTAGTCCTGTAATAAAATCTGCTTTTTCTTTTTCGTTTGCTACTAATTCTGATTTAACAGTTGAATCATTAGCCGCAATTTTAGAAAATAAAGTTACTAAAGAATATTTAGCTGATATTTTAGCTTCAATATCAATAATTGTAAGTTTAATATATTGTGAATTAGATTTTATAAAATTTAATACTTCTGCAGTATCTTCATCAGTTTTATCTAATATTTTTACATCATATTTACTTAAATTAATTCCATCAGTTTTTAATGTTATATCTTCTGGATTAAAAGAAAAGAATGCGTGAGTATTATTTGAATGTAAATACTGTACATTAAAAACAGTTTTTCCTTCTTTTAAAGTAGGGTGAATATAATCATCACCTATTGATATGTTTTTAAGTTGAAATATTTGATTTGCCATAAATTATCCTATTGTTATTTATTATCTTCCTTGACCACCTTGGGTCATAATTCCGCCGTTATCTCCAGCGTTATTCCAATCATTACTACCGTGAACATAATTACCACTATATCCCCAACTAAATAATTGACCATTTTCAGTTCCTACAAAACTTATCATACCAAAATAGTTTGTTGATTGCCATATACCTTGTCCACATATTGATGTAATTCTACTTCCTGCTGGTACATATGCGTGAAAAGGTAAAAATGTTCCATCTTCTCCAGTATAGTTACTACCTGCTAAAGGATTTGGTAAACTATTATAACTATCATAACCCTGTGTTAGCATTTTACCATTGTCAAATAAATAATAAGCTGTTGCAACATCACTAGAAGTACCTAAAATATGTACTTCTTTTAAATTGTTCATTTTAGCATTTAATAATGCTGGTGTAGTAGTATCACCTGTTGCACCTGTTGCGCCTACGTAATATGTACGTGAAGCTCCTGCAAAATAAGTAGTTCCGTTTTTAAGTCTAGCAAATGTGCTATGATAAGAATTCCAATGTACAGCCCATATATCAACTATGTCACCAGCTGGTGTACCAGTTGCCTGTGTAAAAATATTTACGTTGGAAGTGTTACCAGAAAATCTATTTCCCATACCACCATAACCACAACTCCAAATAAAACCATTACCATCTAAAATATATGCAACACCATTGCTACTGTAACCAGCAACTTGAAACACTTTAATTCCACCATTTGCAGATGGGTTCCAACCTTGCATTAAATTTGGTCTGTATCTATCAGTTGTATCGTTTGTTCCCAACCAACCACTGTTATTTCTACCCCAAGCATAAATATTATCATCAGAAGTTCTAGCAAAACAAGCAGCTTCAGCATTACCGCTTATAGCTATATCAATAATTTTTCTATTACCAAAATATTCTCTAGGTATTTTTCTAGCAGAAGCCCAGTTTTCTGTTCTACCAAAACCAAGTTGACCATAAGCATTATAACCCCAAGTATATACGTCACCATCTTCAGATAACGCCATACAAGTATGAGCTGTATCTTCTTGTGTTATATTTAAAGCAACTTTTATTATTCTTACGTGCTCTAAACCATTTATGTTTGTAGGCTGGTTATAACTATTAAAGTTACCTGTTCCACTTTGTCCGTGTCCGCCGTATCCTGAATGTTTTACTTCTCCATTATCAAATAAGTATAATGTGTGTCCGTATCCTTGTTCCATTTGAATACATTTAGGAACGTTTCCGTGTCTTGTGTATTTTGTTCCTCTGCGTTCCTGAAATCCGCCTCTATTTCTATCTTCTGAATCGTCCCACTCTCTAAATTTAAAACAAATTTCGCTAAAGAAAGATATTACGTTACCATCTCCGTTTGCTGTATCTCCATCAGAACCTCCACCTCTTACCCATACTGTTCCATTTTTATCAATGTATTTAATTAATCTATAAACGTTTGCACCGTTACAAGTATGATGTTTATATGGCCAAGCTATAGGACCTTGGTTTGGAAACCACGCAGCTGCGTTATTTTCTCCATCTCCTGAAAAAGATTCCCATTTTGTTTGTCTGCTATTTACGTTACTAGACAATCTTCCTGATGTTGTTGTTGCCGCTGTCATCAATGGTGATCTAGTTTTTTCCATTGTTCCTTGAACAGGAGCACAATCTATATTATCAACTAAACATCTATATAATTCTGGACCCGTAGTTAATAATCTATTAGGACTTGGAGCAGCAAATAATTTATGTGTAGGAAAAGTTCTTATTGTTACTAAATCATTATGATAGTATTGAATATTAGAACTCCAATCTCCTCTATATCTTAAAGTTGTTTGTACTTCGTCCCAATACAAATAACCTTCCCAAGATTTAGTTACTGAAATTCCTGTTCCGTTATAAGAAGCAGTGTAAGTATTATTAAATGGATATATAATCGTACTTCCAATTGGAACTGTTAATTCTACACGTCTATGTGCATATCTTCTAAAAGGAGCATCAGTTGCAAATTGTGTTCTATAAAATGTTTCTGTTACTTCAGTATTATTTAAAAAATATTTTACATTACCTGTAGCAAACATACTTACTGCTGACGGTTCTGCTGCTAAACTAAAGCTTAAAGGCATTAGATAATTCGTTTGATCGTGTTGTTCAAAACCATAAGTTTCACCTTCTAATAATTGTAAAGCAGATCCTATATTAGCAGTAACACCATCTATTACAAATTTAAAGTTAGGTGTAGTTCCAGTAACTTTTACAGAATGTGTATTTTTAAATTGTCTATAGTTATATGCAAATCTAGGATCGTCATTAATAGCTAAATATTCGTCATTTACTCCAATTTCTTCATTAGTACTTCCTGGCCCTAAATTTTGAGTAGCAGAAAATAAATCGTAATCACCAATACTTGTACGTGTTAATAAATCTTCTTTAGAAATAAATTCTTGGTGCCCCATAGACTTAGTACCTGGAGCATAGTTTGTAGAACTGTTAGGAGTGTAAGCTCTTTTTAAAATCCATATTTTATTTTTGAATAAAACCATATCTCCAACAGTATAAACTGTTGAATTACTCCAATCACCTTGAAGTGATAATTTTATACGTCCTACATCTATAGTTGCCATATTATATTTATCCTAAGTTAGGTGGTTGAAATTGTGTTTCACTAGGGTTACTGTTGTGTCCACTCATTTGTGAACCAGAATAACCAGAACTCATATATCTATTGTCTTTTGTTTTTACTTCTGTACGGAAATATACGTTTGTTGTACCGTATCCAAAGCCTTGTGCATCTTCTATATTACCTTGCATATCGTTCATCATTCTAGGTATTTGAAATACTTGTGATGTACTTTCTTCTATACCATTAGAATTTGATCTGTCATGCACATAAGTTGATGAAAATCCCATAGATGAACAACCATAATTATTTCTTCCAGCTACAAATAACCAACCAGAATTAGTTAATACGTATGTTCGGTGATGATCACCAGACGAATGTCCAGATATACACTTAACATCTCTTAATACATAATTTGTACCTCTAATTCTCCAGTTAGGAGTTACTGCAACTGATCTATCAGTAGATGTAGTATCACCTAATTGAAAATTATTATTTCTACCATAAGCAGAAATTGTTCCATTTAAAGCTTGAGTAAACATTGAATGGTATTGACCATTTCCTGTAAACCACATATTTACGCAAGTTTGATTGGAAGCTGAACCTACGCCAGAACCAATTTGAGTTAATATGTTTAATTGTGTAGTGTTGTTATTTCCCAACCAACCGTAACCGTTATAACCACAACCATATACTCTACCTTTGTCTGTTAAAATTGCTGTTCTACCATATGAACCGTGGTCATCTTTTAAAACTTTTGCAATTTTTCCAACACCAGCATCAGTAAACAGTGGAGATGTAATTTCTACAGGAACGTTTCTTTGAGTTGTACTGTTATCGCCTAATTGTCCGTAACCGTTATAACCCCAAACATATAATCTATTTGCATTATCTAATGCCATACAATGTACATATGCGCCACCAGCAGTCCAAAAAGCTACAATATTATTTCCATTAAAATATGAAGTTTTATTAATTAGTGTAGGTTGTGTTCTTTGTGTTGTACTGTTATCACCTATTTGACCATAAGCATTATGACCCCAAGCCCATAATCCACCTGTATCATCTAAAGCATAACAAGTGTGAGTAGTTGTATCGTCAGAATATTTATTTGAAATCCAAATTTTTACAATTTTAGTATTTAAAAAAGCATGGTTTGCTGTATTAGCTGCACCAAATACGTTACCATATGTACCACCTACACGTACAGGATATGCTCTATCTGTTGTTGAAGCATCTCCGTGTTGACCGTGACCACCATAACCCCAATGGTAAACTTCTCCATTGTTGAATAAAGCCATACCACTACTATAACCAGCTTCTAATTGAATACATTTTGGAACTTGTCCATCTGGTGTTGTGTGTATACCCGCACCACCATTATCAGTACTTCTGTACCAATCGTGGAAAGTAAAACACATACTTGTTGCAACTCTTTGTGCACTTATAACTCCATTTTGACCTGTAGATGTAGAACCCCAAGTTTTAATTCCTCCTGAACCATCAATAAAACAAGGCCAATCAACAACGTTCTTTCCATTATGATGTCCATATTTTCTATACCATCTTTCATTCTGTCCTATAACACCATCTCTATTAGCTAATGCAATACAGTCTCTATGATTACCTGTAAACATAGCATTTTGACCTCTTACATATTTTCCTACTGAAGTGATGTTTAATACTACGTTAGGTGCGCCACCTGCTCCTAAATTGGCATCAGTAATAGTTACTGTACCACCTTCTGCATATCCTAATCCACCCCAACTTACAGATACTAAAGAAATTGCTCCAGTAGTTGGTGCAACTATTATATCAAATAACGCTGGATCTGTTGGAGAGCCTGATGCTGTTCCTTGAACTCCCATATATGTACCAGCAGTTCTTAAAGCATTTGCTGCTGTAGATGTTGTTACAGTTAAAATATCTCCTCTAACAGTAAATGAATTATCATCATAATCATATTCTGATTCTAATAAATTCCATTTGTTATTAATTTTGTTTGTATTTGTATTGTTTTGAGGTAAAGATGTATCTGTTCCTCCTGATGTATGTTCTTCAGTACAAATATAAAATGCTTCAGAATCAACAAATTGACCTGGCATATATGTTTGATTATTATTATTAACTCTAGGAACTACTCTTACAACATCACCAACTCTATATAGTGTTGATGTATTATTATGATTTCCTCTAAAATTAAAAGCATATCTTAATGGTTTCCAATAAAGTACGTTTGTAATTGCAATTGAATTACCATAACTTGAACCACCAGCATTTGAAAAATACCAAAGAGTGCTTGGAGCAGTACTATCTAATGTTATTTCAATTCTTCTTCTTGATGCAGCATTAAAAGTTGTAGTATTTCTATATACAGTTTCAGTTACGTTTACATTATTTAAAAAATAAGATACGTTTGTTGTATAGTAATTTGATGTTTGAGATGTACTTGTTGTAGCAAACTGTAATACGTGATTGGCATTTGATGCATCATCTTGATCAAATATAATTTTTTGTCCTCTTTTTAAATTTAAAGTAGGATTTGCTGTACCATTAATAAAAAATACAGATGCTGATATAGTAACTCTGGCTTTTGTTTCAGGATTTGCAGTAGGTGAATTACCTGTTGTATTTTGAGTACAAACATATTCTGTACCATTAAAATCTACAATGTCATCAATTATATATGCTGTGGCACCACTATAAGTACCTCTGTATCTAAATTGTAAATTTCCTAAAATTGAAGTTGTAATTGCCATTATAATATATGTCCTTTTGTATTAGTATTTATATTCATAAACTATAGGGGTAATGTTATAATAAGTCTTCCATTAGCGTTTACACTCATAGACGTGTTTTTGCTTATTAAAGAAGAAGTATCATAATTTTCTATTACAACATTTTGTGCACCACTGTTGTAGTTTGTTATTTTTGCTGATTGAATTTCATTATTAGCTGTAATTGTTAAAGTTTGTAATGATTCAGTAGCATTATCATCAACATATGATTTATTTGTGATATCATTATTTGCACTTGGAACTATACCAATTTGAGTTTGATCGTTAAATGTAATTATTCCAGCACCTTGAGTTTCTATAGATAAATTTAATGAAGCAGAACCACCATCAAAAGTTGTTATTGTTCCACCTGTAATTCTAACTAATCCTGCTCTTGCACTGTTAACAACTAAATCGTTACCACCACCTCCAAGTTGTGTATCAATATAAGTTTTAACAGCTTGTTGTGTAGGTAATTTACTATTTGAATTAGCAACTAATGTTCCATCTGAAGAAAATTCTTCAACTACACTTGAAAATCCTGAAATAGGTATTAGAGAAATTTCAGATAATCCTGTTAAATCAAAAGCTTCAGCATTTAAAGTTGCAATACCTGTTGCCTGTTCAATTCTGAATAAACTACCAACTCTAAAATTACCATCTTGGTCTGTGCTTGTATAGAATACTCTACCTAAATTTCTTTCTTCAACTTCTTTAGTTTGATCAGGAGCAATAGCTGGAATTCCTGGATAATTTGTACTAGTAAATCCGCCTGTTCCTATATTTAAAAAATCGTGACCTGTTAATCTAATGTTTGAATATCTTTCTCTAAATGTAACAGTAACAGCGTGATTAGGAGAAACAGATTTTACAATCGAAGGAGATACACTTAATTGAGCTGTTCCACCACCACCACCTACGGAATTAGCTACATAACTTCCTACAGAAACAACAAAGTAATTTGTAATAGAATCACCAGCAAACTGAAAAGAAGCACCAGGTCTAGGCTCTTGTGATAATCCTGCAATTTTTACAATTGAACCTATAGGTTTAATTTCAGCAAAACCGTCACCAGCAACTGTTGTAGCAGCTGATAATTGTTCGTATCCACTTCCTCCTGATGAAAAAGTAACACTTCTAATAACACCTGAACCTAAAACTACTTGTCCAGTTCCTAAGACAGTTGCATTTGGATCAGTAATTACAACACTTGGAGTTGATACATATCCTGAACCTGAATCTAAAATATATATTCTTACTATAGCTCCACCTTCTACAACAGCTCTAGCTTTTGCAGTATTTGTAGGTCCGCCACCATTAATTCTAACTCTAGGTTCTATTTCATATTTTGTTGTTGTATCTAAAGTAGCAACAACTGAAGCACCTGTCCAAGTATCCCAACCAGGAGAACCTGCTTCATTAACTATAGTTGCAACTTTTGTACCACCATTATATGTTGAAATTATACCTGTCTGTCCTGCGCCTGTTCCATCTACAAGGTTAATTCTCATACCATTGTAACTACTTGTACTTGCAGTATCAGATGCCGTAAGTGTAATTTGTGTAGTAGTTCCTGTTTGTGCAAAACTTGATGCTATTCTATGATTTGCTCCACCTGTAACAACATCAATATATTTTACTCCGTTATTAGCAAATGTTGTACCTGATACAGCTGCGGCAGAACCTGTTCCTGAAAATGTGTATGAAGCAGTTGTGTAACTTTCTCCTGCATATAAAAATTCTAAACGAGAAACAGCTCCGTTTGCTATTAATGTTCTTCCTACTTGTGCTTCATTATCTCTATTATTAACTGTTGCAGTATAAGGAGTTTCAGTAGCATCAAATCCTGATGATACGCTACCATAATCTCCGTAAGAGTTATTACCATTCGTAGCACGTAAAACTGAACCAGACTGTGAAAGATAACCTATTTTATTGTAGTATGTAAATACAGAAACTAATTCAGCTCTAGCATTATTACTTGCCCATATACCAATACCTTCATCTAATATTTGAGTAAAGTCATTGGCAACCATAGTTCTGTAACCTGATGCTTGTACACTACCATCTAATCTCATTCCTACACATCTTGTACCAAATGTTGTAACACCTTGAACATATGGAGACTTAGATGTAATTGCTCCAGCAGGATCAAAAGCTACATATTCACCTCCGTTAACTGTAACTGTTCCATAAGCATCAGCAGAGTTAAATACTCCTGTCATACCTGTTAATGTACAGTTTCTCAATCCTGTTCCATTATTCATTAAGAACATTTTTGATCTATTATTAGGTGTAGAACCGTCTGCAGATATACCTACACCAAAACCTAAATTTTGTGATGTATTAGGTGATATTCTTGTACCTCTTAATTCTTCTCCTAGTATGCACCAGTTAGCTGGAACCTTAATAGGACATAATTCATTATATTGTCCAGTTTTTACGTGAATTGTTCCTGTGCCTCCAAGTGCTAATGCTCTTGTCGCAGCATATCTAATTGTTAAATATGGTCTATCTTCAGATAAACCTCTTGCAGTTGCAGTGTCGTCTGTACCGTGAGGTGCAACCCATAATACGTTTGTTGTTCCTGTTCTATGTGACCATACAGGATCTGTTCCATCACTTTTTAAGAAAGTTCCTGAACCACCTATAGCTAATCTTGTATTAACAGAAGCATTACGTGTTAGTAAATCTCCTCTTGTAGTTAATGCAAAATTTGAATCTCCTTCTGCAAGTAAATCCCAATATAATCCTGTTGTATCATTATCTGGTCTATCAGAACCATTTGAAGCTGTGTGAGAAACTCTTGCTCTATATGATGATGAACCGTATGATACTGAATCCCCAATTAAATAATTAAGACCTACAGACCAAGTATCTCTCCAGTTTATACCATCTTGGATTTGTTCCCAATAAGTTCCACCACCAAATGTAGGATCTGGTGAATTGCCTGTAGTATTTTGTATTGCAACAAATACGCCACCACCAAATTTAACTACGCTTCCTACTTTATAAAATGTAGCTGGATTAAATATACCTTCTAATTTAAATCCTGTTGTAAATACTTCCCAAGTTGCTGTATTTGCATAAGGTACAACACCAGTATTTGATAAAATTGCTGTATATACATAACCACCGTAAGCTACTATATCTCCTGGTTGATATGATGTTCCTGCAGTCCAAGTATCTTCAAATTCTAATCCTGGAACGAATAAAGTAAATTTTGTTAAATTAATTACAGAACCTGATGAAGTATGATCGTCTGTACAAATATATAAAGAAGGTCCATATTTTACAACATCATTTAATTTGTATGCAACACCGTTAGCAAAATTACCTTTCCAATCAAAACCTGTATTGTATATTGTCCATTTGGCTTCATCTTGGTATAAATTAGCTTGAGATGTGTGAGCAGTGTTACAAATATATATGTAAGCACCCCATTTAACAATATCGTCAAGTTTATAAACTGTTGTTGCAGTCCAGTTACCTTTGAACTCGGTACCTGCTGTCATTTTTGCCCATCTTGGTGTAGCAAAATTTAAATCTGTATAAAAACTTGCAGCAGACGTGTGATTAACTTTACAAACAAAAGCGTTACCACCAAATCTTACAACATCATCTTTTATGTATGAATATGATGCAGCCCAATCACCGACAAAGTGAAACTTAATACGACCTAAAATAAAATCTGCCATCTATCTCTCTTTTTGTTTATGGAGCAATCCAGTTTGCTGTTGCGCCATTTTGTGTTGCCGAATATGAATAGTTTGCATCATATCTTGCAACTAAAAATCCAATGTCGTTAACATAATATGTTACTTTTTTTTGATCTACTTTTATTTGATCATAATTTCTATGTAGATAATTATAATCTCTTACAGTAGTTCCTTCATCAGTTAATAGTGGAATTGTATTATGTAATGTTTGTTCATCAGTTGCTAATCCTGTTTCAACTTGCTCAACTGAATAAGGAAACCCTTGTCCATTTGATAAATTTATTGTTCCACTATCACCAAAAAATTTTACTTTAGTATAATATAAAATTCCAGTATCATCTTTTCTTAATGTATGTACGGCAGCAGTTCTACTATAACCGCCGATATCAGGTTGTGTTGATACTAGATATGCCATTTAAAATCTTTCTTACTATTTATAAAACCTTTTATGTTATTTCTAAAATACTTAAAAAAACATTACCCCCAGAAACATCACACCATACACGCAATCTGTCATTTTGTTGCATGTTTATTGGTTTATCTAATACTAGTGTATTTCCGGAAACCACGTTTAAATCTTTACCCAAATAATAAAAATAAGATACAGCATCAACAGTTATTGTTATACTAGCATTAATATCTAAACTTTCATTAGTATTAGATATATAAACTGCGTGTATAACTGCCTTTGTACTTGCAGGACAAGTATATATATTTGCCGCTGAACTATTAACTGTTCCTAAAACTGCAGCTTTACTTTTAAATGCACTTGCCATTTTTTATCCTATGACCCAAAAACTATAGAGTATGCTAACGAATCACCGTCCATTGCTAATGCTCCACTTTGATTAGGTATTGTTATTGTTCTATCTGCCGTAGGATTTTCTACTGTTAAAGTTGTTTCAAAAGCATCATTAACACTGCCTTCAAAAACTAAATTAGATCCATTTAATACAATATCATTAGTTGTAACATTACCAGAGGTTGTAGCCGCTTGTAAACTAACTGCACCGGCACCTCCTAATTCTTTTATACTACCATCAGATTTTTTTGTAAATAATTTACCATCCGTTATATTAATTGCCAACTCTCCTATTTCTAGTTGACCTGGTAAAGGAACGGCGTTAAGGGTTTCCGAACGTTTTGGTTTAATTACAGTTGTCATAATTTAATTATTTTTTAAATAAATTTTTTAGTCTATCAATATAATTGTAATTTCTTCTATCTTCTTTTTTACTTACGCTATATCCTATTAAAAAAGATACAGCCATAACTGTAAGTATTGCAATTAAATGCCAAGTTAAAAATGCCATTAGTAGCTTCCTCCGTCTATTGTTGATACAGTAACAACACCTGATGATACTGCAAAATTATCTAAATGAAATGACGCAACTCCAATATTTGAATTTGAAGCCAATTCACCAATAATTCTTAATATGTTTCCATTAATTTGTGTATCTATACCTTCTCCTGCCAAAATTTCAAAATTTTGACCTAAAGATATAGAGCCTTGTGTAGAACTTTCGTCTGATATTGTAATTGTAGGATAAGCTAATTTACTATTTGCAATAGAACCAGCTAACATACTATTTGTTACACCTAACGCTTTAATTCTTAAAGCATCAGCATTTACTTCTATAGAACTATTATCTACATTTACATCTAGTTGATTACCAATTTTAGATAATGCTGCTCCAGCTGTAATTTGTCCTGCACCAGAAAATTGAGAAACTGGTAATGCAGTACTACCCATTGTTGGAGCACCTGTATGAGTAAATACGTAACCATTATCAGCACCAATTGCTCCTTCTTCAACAAATACAAAAGAACCACCAGTTAATTCTATTGATGTATCAGCTTCTACATCTCTTGTTAAAACCCAAGGTGTTGAACTGTCACCAATTACAGTTACTTTATATATACCATTATGTGCTTGTGAAGTTTGATCTTTAATTAAAACTCTGCTATTTAAAGGAACAAGAATAGTATCTAAAACAATTCTTCCACTTGAATTAGATGTTAATGTTGCACCTACACCTAATGTTCCGTTAGAATATGTTGCAACTAAATTTGCTGTAGAAGCAGCTCTAACAGAATCTTTTACACTTAATCCTGAAGCAATTGAATCAACATATTGTTTAGTTGTTAAAGAATCATCAGTAAACCCTGCTCTGTCTTTATATCCTGCTGGAACTACAACTGTGCCTGTTCCGTGAGGAGTTAAAGTAATATCTTTATTTGAAGCAGTTGTTGAAATTGTTTGACCATTAATTGTAATGTCATCTACTACTAAAGAAGTTAATCCTGCAATATCAGTTGTTGTTGCACCTAAAGTTAATGTTGAACTTCCTAATGTGATTGTAGAGTTTGCTAATTTTACGTTTGTAACACCAGCATCTGTTAACTGTGTTGTACCAATTGAAGCATTAGTTACATTAATTGTAATTGTATTTGTTGAATCATCAAAAGATGAATCTAATGCTGTACCGCCGGTAATTGTTAATGTTTGATTTGTTTCAAAAGATCCTGAACCAGAATCAGTGGATATTTCAAGTGTAGTATCAACTGTTTGAAAAGCTAAATTACCTGAACCGTCAGTTTTTAAATATTGACCAGCAGTTCCATCTGTTGAAGGTAAAGTAAAAGATCTATTAGCTGCAAGTGCGGTTGGAGCTTTTAATTCTACATAATGTGTTCCGTTAGTAGTAAGTTCTCTAAATCTAACACTACCAGTTACAGAAGAACTATTACCTACATTTATATTGTTTGCTATACCAAAAGATAAATTACCTGAACCATCTGTCTTTAAATATTCTTCAGCAGCTCCATCTACTGTAGGTAATGTCCAAATTTGATTACCAACAAGAGCAACAGGAGCTTGAAATCCTACATAATTAGTTCCATTAGCTGTGGCTTCATTTAATTTTAATACCCCACCAGCTGAAGCATTATTTCCTATAACAAATTCATCTGCAACGCCAAAAGATAATTGGCCATTACCATCAGTTTTTAAATACTGTCCAGAACTACCATCTGATAAAGGTAGTGTATAAACTTTAGTTACTGCAACATTATTAGGAGCTTTTAATCCTATATAATTAGCACCATTATTAGTAGCTTCTTTTAATTGTAATTCACCACCTAAAGATGTTGAGTTACCAATAATTAAAGAATCAATAGCTTTATTAGAATCTACAATTATACTTGAACCAGCAGTTAATGTACCTGGTGCATGATCTAATAATGCTGTAAAAAATTCTCCACCTATTACTGCAATACGTTGGGCATCACCATTACCATCAACACCATCTACCCCTAAAAATAATTGTTGTGGAAAACTACCGGGCGTAGTACCATAAGCATAAGCAATTTCTCCTAATTTAAGTGTAGTAGGTTTTCCTGCAGCTGATGAACGTTTTATCCTTAAAATTGTTGCCATTAATTAGTACTCTCCTCCGTTCATAGTAAGATTTCCTGTAGTAGTAATTATTTCGTTACGTGTAACAAATTTTTGATCGCTTGCTCTATATTGTAACATTGCGCCATCATTTAAACCTTCTGTTACAGTATCTACATCTGCTAATAATTTTAATTGTAATTGGCCATTAACAACTGCTGAACCCGCAGGTATAGTAATTGATACTCTTTGAGGACCCGTTGAAGTCGGTGAGTTAATCTGTGCGCTAGTTGTATTATTAGAATTAATAGTAGCAGTTATGTTAGCCATTCAGTACCTTTTTCTCTATATTTATATTAATTTTAACTTATAATATACAATAATTAAGCGGTAGTAACTTCTGGTCTAACAGTTATTATACCTTCTAAAGCTCTTGTAACTACACCGTTACCTGAGACTATTTCCAAGTCGTAAACATATCTTTCTGCGTCTAAAGCAGCAGTTTGAGCATCTGTAAGAGACAATGTAATTACGCCAGAAGTGGCGTCATTGGCAATAGTACAAGTAATATTTGTTCTTGTTCTTGTAGATGAATAACCTTTGGCTAACTTTGCTCTAGCTGTGTAACCTGTCAAGTTAAAAACATTTCCATCAAATCCTTTAATCGTAACATCTGAAGAAAATGTTGCTCCTTGATCTATTGATAGGTTTGCTACAGCTGCCATTTAATATTAACTTTCTATTTTTAATTCTTCTGTTATCTTATTATTATAATATTCAGTCAATACGTCTATTTTTTCAAGTTCTACAATTAATCTTGTTTTATTGTTTTGTATCTCTTGTCTTGCTATGATGTAATTTTTTAATTTATCACTAAATTTAGTTTCATCATAATCTTTACCATTAATTTTAATTGTCATAATTCACTCCTTAATTTATATATTTATAATCCCATTTATGATACTTATTTAAACTATTTAAGAAAATATCAGGAAATAGTTGCCATACAGTTTGTTTTGTTCCTTTATAAAGAACGTCTTTTATGTTCTTTAATATACCTTTTTTAGATAATGCAGGGGCATATACATTATGTACACCTTTCATACTAGCTACATCTTTGTTACTTGTAGTAATATATACATTACCTTTTTTATTAACCCACTCTAAACATATAGGTATAAAAAATTGAGAGGTTATATTTTGATGTTGTAAAATAGTTTTGTTTAAAGTTCTTATATTATGTAAATGTGTTTCTTCACTAAGTACACACGTTCTTGCACATATTCTATAACTACTTGTACCCATTACATCATCAAAACTATGAACAGCAGTACTACCAACAGGGTTGTTATTGTAATACAATATCCACAATTTAAATTCTTTTTCATTTTTTAATGAATCATATAACTTCTCTTTAGAACTGTTATTATAAAATTTTTTTTCGTTACATTTGTTATAAAAAAAATTTAAATTTAAATGTTCGTTAAATTCTTTAATTTCATACATAGTACTTTTCCCACTCTGGCCACATTTCTAAAAGATTTGTATTTCTTAACTTGTCTCGTTTTTTTAATCTACTAATTAAAATTTTAGTATCGTCCATATTATGATCTCTATTTTCTAATATTTTTATATATGGTCTCATTTTTATAGCGATATCGGATTCTAATGTAAAGTATCTATTTAAATATTTTTCTCTAATATCATAAGGCAAAGAAGATATATTCATACCGTGATATGAGTCAGTTTTAAAATCTTCCCATTTTAATACATAAGAGGACATAACAGGTTGTCTAAATTTTTTATTGACTAAAGGTGGATATCTAAAAAAATCATCTACATATCCTATGTTTAGAGAATTAATCGTAGATACAAAAGAAACACTAACATTAGAAAAAGTATTTGCTAGTTTATTTGCGTTATCTAAAATTTTATTAAAATCACTAGGATATCTTATATAATTATTTCTTACTCCCCAAGCTTCTATAGAAATATTAAAAGTAACATATTTAAAATGAGGTATATAATCAAAAATATCTTTACCTTTCATTTTAGGAATATTTGTACCATTAGTAATAATTCTTAAATTTTGTTTGTAAGATGTTTTTAAATCTACAGCTTTTTGTAACAATTCATAATTGTAAGGTATCATTAATGGTTCACCACCAGTAAATTTTATTTCATCTAACCTTTCTAATATGTAACCTTGTATTTCATCATTAACTTTTTTATTAGTTGGAGGTTTTATTAAAGGTTTAGTTACATTAAATACGCTAATATCTTCTCCTAATTCTAAAGCCTCACTTGCAAAAGAAGAACTTTTATAAGGGTGACACATTAAACATTTTAAGTTACAAAAATTACCTCCTCCAGCCAAATGCTCCATTGTATGAAAAAACTCTGGCTTAATATCTATTTTAGGATCTTCTTTTACTTGTTTAGCTATTTTTACTGCACTATCAAAACCAGTTTTATTATCAACATAGTGTTCCATTGAATATTGCCTAGAACTTTTTATACCACTTTTCTCTTGTACAATACACATTTGACAATGTTCGTTTAATATTTTTTTATCTTTAGTAACAAAAGCTTTTCTTAATTCTTTTGCCTTACTACAATTCATTGCCTCAATAGGAGTATGTGTATCAGTTTTAACATCATAAAAATCTGCACCAGAACAGCACGCTTTATATTCACCAGTTGTTTCAGTGTAAATATTACCATAGGGTTCGGGACAAAACCATTCAATACCTGTTTCATCAACAAAATCTTTTTCTATATTTTCAAATGAGCTAAATTGTTTTTTATCAGTCATTAAATTTTGTGTATTCTTTCCATTCAGTAGGTTTATTTATGGCGTGAGTAAAATGAACCAATTTTATATCATTGTGAAATTCACCACCTAAGTATATGTATTGATTACCTGTTAATGTTTTATATTTTGTTGTTAACTTTGTTTGCCACTCTTTATTATCTTCAGAACTTACAATAATATCATTCGACACCCAACGTGTAACCCAAGAATTTGGTATAGTTTTTAAAGTTAATTTTTCTTTAACACTATCTTCAACAAAATATTGTTCTCCATTTACAGGACCAGCGGTAACACCCTTTTTAATATAATAATTCTGCCAGTAATCAATATTTGACATAAACTTATCATAGATATATTTACAATCTTTTGGATAGTATTTAAAAAATCCACCATTAATTTTATATCCTTCTTTTTTAGTATCTCTCCACCAACCAGGGATTGCTAAAAATTCTCCACGATTAATAGGATACTCAAATAGTTTTTTATATTCATTAATTAATAATATATCAATATCTATAACACAGATAGGCTCATCAATATCTAAAGCCATACCATACATTTTATTCCACTGTAATAGTACTTTACTATCATATGCTTCTCTTAACCATATAAATTCGTATTCTGGTAATTTTTTTTCTAAATAGGTTTCGTACTCGGGTCCGTACTTATTACCTATTCTTATTGCTAATATCTTCATATCTTTTAATTAAAGAACTTTCAAAGTCTTTTAATCTTTCTTTTTGCCAAGGAGTTATTGCTAATTCTTTAGATTTTATAATAAAATCTTCAAGTGTAAAATCATTCGTAGACATTAAACTGTCAAAATTAAATAATGAACCTAAAAAGTAAGTCGTCTTAGTGTTGTGTTTCATTAACATATATAAATTGAAAAAAGAAAAATATCGTTGAAATATATCTATCCAAAACGTTTCGGTTTCATATGTAAATATGTTACTCACATTAAATAGACATATATTATCTTTTTTTAATTTATTAGTAATTTTTTTATGAAAAGTTTCCGATATTAAGTTACCAGTTAAAAAATCTTTATTTAATTTACAAATATGATTAAAATATTCAATCCAATTTGAATTACCATTACATAATTCTATCATTTCTACAAAACTTTTTTCAGATAGTACTTCATTATGACCTGCTTTAAATTCAAAAGTTTTTGTGTTTTTTAATAAACTTAAATAGTTCTTACCATCCCAAACGTGTAACATATTTTTATACACATCTATAGCCACAGGACTATAATCATATATAATTAAATTTTTTAATGTACTTTCTATATTTGTTTTCTTAACTAATTTAAATGGGTGAAAGGCAGAAGCAACACTTAATACCGTATCTATATTTTTATCTTTTAAATCAATATTCTTAATAGTTTCAGTTTCAGTTGAAAAAAAACCAACCGTATATTTTGTATTACTTAAATTAATAAACTTCATTAAAGACTTCATAGTATCACTATGATATGTAAAGAATTTTAAATCTCTTTCGTGTTTAAATGGACTTACATTATAACCACTTTCTAATAGAGAAGATATCAAATAACCTCCCGGTAATGTCTTATCATATTTCTTTTTATCTTTTCCTACTTTAATCCATTTTGGTGTATAGTTATCGTGGAAATTATCAATTGATCTATCTACATTAATAAGATTGTTTTCTGTTGAAAAATACTGAGGAGATCCTGACAGTTTCCAAGACTTTAAGTTTATAAAAAAACATTGTTCGTGTAAAAAATAATAAGACTCTTTATAATCTAAAACGTGTCCCATTAAAGCTATGTTATTATTAATCATTTCTTTTAAATTTTCAAAAAAGAAACTACTGTTAATAAAAGTTCCTGTTTTTATAATAACTAATAATTCATAGTTTTGTTTATATGAAGTTTCTATTATATCATCTATTTCTGTTTCTTTAAAAAATCCTAATATATCGCATCTACGTTTTTGTAAATTAAATAAAGTATTTTCAGTATAAGTCTCTACAAGGTATCTTACTAAGTCGTGTTTTATTATTTCTCTATCATCAATAACAGCAATAGCAATAGTATTGGGTTTTATTTTTGGATTACCTTTTAAGGATTGATTTTCACTTGTAAATAGGTTCATAATTTTTTTCAAAACTTTCTACAAATAACTTACAAAAATCATCATTATAATTAGCGTGAGCTATAATATGAAATCTATTTTTATCTGATTTATTAAATGCGTAATGCATTTCATCATTATTAAAAAGATATATTTCAAATGGCTTAAACGGAACAGGACCATTATCTAAATGAGTTAATTCACAATTGTTGGGTTGAGTAATACACATATTCAATGCACTAAAAATAGAATCTACTTTTCTAGGATTGTAAGGTACTTTACTAGGCGCATCACAATGTTCTTCTATGAAACCAGATGGTTCTAATAACATATATCTTAATCTTCTATAACCATTTGCGGGAAATTCTTTTTTAAAAAATTCAGTTGTTTTTGGAGCATAATCACAAACATCAGTCCAATTCCATTTTATAGATTCATCAGAATCATTTTCATAACCATATTGTTTACCACTCATTGTTTTCCAAAAATCTCCATTGACAGAATGTAATGCAGCGGATAACCAACCTTTATGATTCCAACCTCTATGTTTTACAAAAAATTTTTGATTGTAAACAGCCAATACTTCTTCTAAAGATTCTTTAGGTAAAGTAATATTTAATTTAAGATAGTATAGTTTATGATTTTCTATAATATCTCTTGCTATTTTATAGTAATCTTTCATTTGTAAAATCCATTATATAAGACAATTGTATTTTCTTTGTTCTCTTTCCAACTAGAAATTTTGTCTGTTATAAAATATTTATATGACAATTTTTCGTTGTATATGAATCTATCTGTTGCTTTATAATCTTTTATAAACTTATCTTTGTTTGATAAAAAATAATTACATATATCTGTACTATTTGACCAACGCATTATAGAAGTGTTTATAAAGGTGTTATTAAATAATTTAAATTTAAAATCAAAAGAAGTTTTACTTGATGTTTTTTTCCAAGGCTGAGAATCAATAACTGTAAAGTCTTTAAAATCACTTGCTAAAAAATTTATGTTATCGCTAATTTTAACATCTAAATCAAAATATAAAGAAGGTCCGGTAAATTCTAATAAAGCAATTTTATGCCACACACCTTCTAAATAATTATATTTAACAGGTATATCGTAATCAGTTTCGGGTTTATCTGTATAACATTTAAAATCATAATCAATAGTTAAATACTTTTCTAATGACGATTTTAAATCTTCTACAAATTTTCTATTGTACTTAACTCCCCATTTAAGACAATAAACAGTTATTTTGTTCATTGTAATTTTTATATGTTTTCAAATTCTTTTACTAATTGTAAGGGATTTGTTGCTGTTCTTATCTTTGATTTTTTATCAGTATCATTACAATTTTTAAGTTTAGCTGATTCAAACATTTTTAATTTTAGTTTAAATAGAAGTTCATCATCTTTGTCATCATAATTAAATAAAAATTTATCAAATCTATCTAAAAATTTTTCATCACTATTTTCTGATTGATATTTTAAACTATCAGTTACGTTAGTTATATAGTTAGTCAATTGTTGACGATATACTTTTTGTTTATTTTTAGTATTCTTTTCTATCTGTTCCAAATCTACTTCAGTTAATAAGTCTTTAAAATCTGAATTTTGAAAATCTACTGGTACAAAATAATTTACCGTACTATTATTTTCATTATATAAAACTTCAATCGTAGTTTTATTTTTATCGTAAAAACAAACCTCTTTTATTTTATTACTAAAAACAGCCATATCAACTCCTTCATTATATTATTATGTTTTATCTATCGTTAAATTATACACATTTGCAATTTCAACAGCAACATCGGCAGGAAATTCTTGAGCTCTATAATCATCACCAATTTGTACTGTTTGATAATTACCTGTGTTTACTACTCCTACAATTGAATTTAACATACTTGTTCCTCTTTGATTTCCTGTTCCATTTATATTATATCTTATTCTGAAAGTATCAGCAGAGTTTACAGTTAAATATCTAAGCCAAGTAGTTAAATTGTTTGAAAAAGTTGTTTTATCATACACCTGTATATTACCTGTTGGAGTTATAAAAACAGGTACTACGGTATAATCAGGATCACTGCCTGTGTTTCTTTTATGTAAATAATAATTGTTAATTGTAATAGGTTGATCTTGTGCTTCTGGTATACCAGCAGCAGTAAATAAAGTTAAATCAGCTCTAGTATCTGTAAATACTGCAGTTGCTGGAGGATTTACTAATACTATTTGACCTCTCATTGACCCGTGTAATTCACAATTATAATAATATGTTCCTGGCGCATAACCTGTAGTATTCCAAGTAATAGTTCCTACAGCAGAACCATTATTTGTTGTTCCTGTTGTTAAACCATTTGCAGGAGTTGTTGATGCTTCAGCTTTTATCCAAAAAGGGTGACCTGATGCGTTTAGAACAAATACTAATGTATCTCCTACAGTAGCGTTTACAGTAGGATTTGATCCTGATATATCTCCTGAAAAAGTATATGAACCACTACCAGCATTCGTTACGTTATAATTTCTTGTTATACCAACAACTGGCTGAATAACAGCAGTATGATTAGCTAAAACAGTTGAAGTGGAAATTGAATACGTATTTCCTGTTAATGTAGATGCAGTTGAAGCAGAAGTTATTAAATCTATTGCAGGGTGAAAAAAAGTATCTTTCATATCTTGTAAACTCATTGCTTGTATATTACCACCTGATGTTAAATAAGCTGGCCAATCTGTAAGCGTACTTGTAGGTAAAGATAGTGACGATACTGTTTGTAAAATTTTTTGATATGATACTGTTACTAACTGAGGTTCTTGTGTTGTAGCTTCAGTTGGAAATGCCGTATTTGTTTGCGATGATGTTCCAGCACTCCAACGAGTATCATTTATGGCTGTTAAATTTGAACCACTATTAGCTGTAACTGAAAGAGTGACTGTAGGATTTATAGACCATCTATAAGCAATATGATTTATAATTTGATTAATTTCACCACTAGTTAGATTAGTTAAATTTCCTGTAAGTGTGTTATAATATAAAGGTGTTCTAATAGCCATTGTATATACCTAGGTTATACTCCAGGTGTTACTAAAGTTTTTAAAACTGTTGTTCCGTCTGAAGCTATAATATTCAAAGTAACTGGAGTACTAAATTTATTAATTGTTACTGCTGAATTTTGAATTTTAGGATTAGTAACTGAGTCTGAAGCCAAATCATCAGCCAATATTGTTGTATCCGTAATATTTTTATTTGTAATTCGTTGTGTCATAATATTATTTATGTTAGTATTAATTCTCTTATTTGAATGGCATTTCCATTATCAGGAGCAGAAGTAAATATACAGTTATTACTTACAACGCTATAATCCGTTGTTGGTCTTTGAACTATTCCATTTTCCGTTACTATTATTGTGGCTGTAGATTGACCTACAGTTACACCAAAAGATGTTTGAGTACCATCTCCTGTATAAGATCTAACGTTAAAAGTAACTCCTGATAATGCACCTATATCGGATCTAATTTCATTACCAGTTCTATATTTTAAAGTGTTACCATCAGCAACTAAAAATTTATCAGTGTCAACTGTTGCAAAAGTTAATCCTGTTAATATATCAGATAAATCTGCTGAAATAGTTATAGTATCTGTAGATACGACTGCAGTAATTCCAGTAGAGCCCGTTACGTTAACAACATCATTTGAACTTACTGTTGTTTGATTTAAAGCACTATCTCTAAAAATAAAATCTTTTGGAGCAGCATAAGTTTCGTTAATAGCAGCAACAATACTTGTTTTATTTGAAGTAGATAGACCAGATAAATCTCCTACGTCTGTACCCAAAGAGTTAAACGTTGTTCTAAACGTGTTAACTGTATCTGTTGTAGCAACTGTTCTTATAGGCATTATTTTTTAATAACCTCTTTTAATAAATTTTTAATTTCAAACAATTCTTGTTTTAAAGTATTTATTTCTTTTATTGTACTTCTTATTTGATCGCTTTGTTGTTCTCTCATCTTCATTCTTTTCATATAAATTGTGTATTCGTTTTTAGATGTATTAACAATAGCATTTGTTCTAACATCTCTTTCTAAATTTTCAAAACCTTCCACTTTTAATTTCATATTACAACGCTAATGCTATACCTCTTAAATCTCTAATAATAGGAGGATAAGAAGAATTAGTTCCTTTTAATACTATTTTAATTTGAAACGCTGTAAATTCACCTAATCCATTGATACTATATTTGTATTCTTTAAATGAACTATCATTTTCAGCAGGAGATACAGAATCATCTTCACTACCGTCAATATTAAAAGCATTCCAAGTTAAATCGTTAATATTTCTAACTTCATCAGCACCAGTTACTCTAAAAAATACTTTTACTGAAGATGAAGTTCTTACATTTTGAGTTAGTCTTACATCTAATGCAGTTGACGCATTTTCTAACAATATAGGTCTAGTTACATATACTGCAGCTGATGATGTTCCTGATGAGTTAAAATCAGAAACAAAATTTGGCGTATTTGAAACTGTTGGATTATTTAATCTATTTTGTACCGCAACCATACTCATTCTTGAGGTATCTAAAACAGGAGAAATTTTTGTATTTTCAGTAGTTAAAGTTAAAATATTAAATAATGATTTACTACCTGACATTTCATTAGTTTCATTAATTGAACTTGCAACTAATCTAGGAGAAGTAAAATTAATGTTATCTGAAGGAGTTACATTGATTGCTTGACTTGATGATTCTAATAAGAATGATGTTTCTGTGCCGTGTATTGAACTTCCACTTGTTGTTCTTAAAGAGTATCCTAATCTAGTTCCTGGAACTGTCATAGTTGAAATATTTAAACAAGCAACATCAAATAATCTATTTTGTGTTGTTACAACAGAACTTCCTCCAACGTCACCAGTAGATGTTGCAGTACCAGCAGTAGTAATACTAAATGTATCTAAAGTTACATTTGAAATAGAAGTGTAAGTTCCATTTATTAGTGTATGAGCTATACCATTATATGTTCCAGCAGGTACACCTGAAATTGTAACATTATTAGTTAAACTATGCATTCCGTGATTTTTACAAGTAACTGTAATAACACCGGAACCAGACGTTGTTCTTAAAGGGTTAAGATTTAATGTTCTTGTAGGTACAGTATCATTTACTAAAGTAACGCTACCACTTACGTTTTCAAATTCTGCTCTATTAATTTTAAATTTTATATCTTCCATTTGTTCAGCTGTCCAAGTTGAACCATTTTGAGATTTAAATAATACTCCAGCATAAGGATTTTCAGATATTGTTCTATTTGAACCAATTTGAGTATCTCCTAATCTTGCAACAAAAGCATTATAATTATTACAATCAGATAATACTACAAAACAATATTCTGTTTTTTCTTGTAAATACACAGGAGATGGGAAAGTAAATTTAGTTGCAACACTTGCATCTTCACTAGTATTAACTGAAGATGGATTTAATGTTATTTCACCAAATGGTATTACAGTCCTAGAAGGATAACCGTTTACTACTTCTCTAATTTGTACTGTAATAGGAATATTTGTATCTTTAGATTGCAAATATAAATCTATTGAAGTAATGAATACTCCACCAGTATTATCTATTAAAAATGTTTGTGCAAGAGGATCATTCCAACCTATAATATCAGAAGTTTCTCTTGTTGATGTTCTTGTAATATTTCTAGTATCATTAACGTCAATTCTTACTAAACGTGGCTCTCTTGTTGATACAATTGTATTCTGTACAGTTTCTAAAGAACCTTTAGCTATATAATCTGCTTCAGCAGAAGTTTCAACATCTGTTGTAGAATTTGTAATTGAACTAGTTAATCTGAATACTCTTTGACCAGTTCTCCATCTTGGATTATTATTATTAGTAGAATCAGGAATACTAAAAGTACCTGATACAGAACCATTTACGTTTGTTATTAAAGGTCCTCCAAGAGCTCCTCCTGTAGGAGTTATGTAAGATGCAATACTTATGTTATCAAAATATGGATAAACTCTTGTATTTGGTTTCATTCTTGTAGCTGTAAAATTTATTACTCTACTTCTTATAAAAGGTATAAATGCTATATTTAATACTCTATCACCCAAAGCAGTTCTTACAACTTGAGGTACTAAAGATGTTCTAATACCTGTTCTTGTTTGAGAAACTTGTTGTGATGTTTCAATTGTTCTATCTCTTACAAGAGCTCTTCCAGCCCATCTTGTACTTTCGCTACTAATTCTATCTGCTGAAGATCCTTGCCAAAAATCTTGCCACTCATTCCATACAGTATCAATTTCTACGCTATCTAAATTAGGATTACCTAGTGCTTCAACCATTGTATCAAAAGCACCTCTTTCATTAACTAATAAATCAGGAACTCTATTTGTTTCTTTCCATTCATCGCCTGGAGGATCAAGTGCAACTGAACCTGCCCAAGTAAATATATTAAAAGGATTAACATTTAGATATTTACTAGCATAAGGTTGTTCTATTAAATTTACTTCTGTGTAAGGTAAAGTAATTAAATCTCCAGTTTTTTGATAATTAGAAGCTAGTCTATCAGCTGTTAAAATTGTAGTGTTTCCTGAACTTGTTGCTTCAATCAATTTTACAGATTCAGAATTAAACATTGGTCTAAGGAATCCACCAGCCATATCCATAGAAACTTTATAATCAAAATTTCCTACATCGCCAATACCGTGACCCGTAAAATTATCTACAATAAATCCGTTTTTAAATCTGTCAAAACCTTCTGCATCTTGTATTTGTAAAGATTGTGCTTGTGTTTCTAGTAAAGATAATTGAGTATAATATTCTACATTTGATATTCTTTTTTCTAAACGACCAATATCTCTCATTGTATATCTTCGATTATCAATTTTTTCAATATCTATATCTGAAGTTTTTAATGATAATGTATAACTATTTAAAGCTAATGTAAATAAATGCATAGCATTATCTAAATTTTTAGGAAGTTGAGGAGTTAAAGAACTTGCTCCTTTAACAACTTTAAAATTACCATCTTTATCTAAAAATATTTTATCAAATCGTTTTAAATAATATTCTAAATCTGTAGTAATATCAGAATTGAATTGAACAGGATCTACGGCAGATGCTCCCAATCCGTTGTATTGTCTTAATTGACCAGAACCAACAACAATAGATGCATCATCAACTCTAGGTCTAAAATCTAAACAATCACGTAACTGATATGTTAATCCTGAAGTATCTGAAGTATAAGAAGGGATATCCTTATAGTCAATAACACTTGTATAAGAATCAACAGAAAAATAATCTCCAGAACCGTGAGAAAAATAATCAAAGTCTATTAATAATCTACCGGTAGGATTAAGAGAACCTGGTTTTAATTTAAGTCTACCTATATCATAAAAATTATCTCTTTGTCCAGTATCTAAATCAAATCTTGATTTAATATCAGTATCAGAAGATGTAGCATTTGTAGAAAAATTTGCTGACATATAAACTGCATTAATTCTGTATACATCTGCTTTACTTAAACCTATTAAACCAGATTGTATTATTGTTTGAGTTGAAATAGATAAACTAGAATTTAATACAAGCGTTTTTGTTTTTTCATTAGCAACAGTACGTGATACTGTGGCAACTATTTTTATTTTATGTCCTGCAAAATTTGCACCAAAATCTAATGATAGAGTTTTTCCAGTAGGAGTACCGGTTAAAGTAAATATTGGATCACCTTCGTGATTATTTCCTGATAAACTAAAAATATCTCCTATATTTCCAGAAGGACCAGCGCCTAGATTTATAATAGAAACAGTGAAATCTCTTTCAGATAATCCTGTAAATGTTTCATTTGTTCCTGCAGTTATTTGAGCATCACCATTTGCAGATAACAATGCTATAAAATTTCTTCTTACGTAAAAATTTGTATCTGTAATATTATTATTAGATGATGTTTTTAAAGTTTTGATAGTTTCGTATGGTAACTTAAATATTGAAATGTTTTTATTAGATCCAATTAATTTTGATCTTCTTCTTACACCAACTGTTTTTGTTGATACATCAGATGCACCTACTGCAGTTGAAAATGTTAAACTAGTATTAGATGTTACAGACTCAACAATTTTAGTTATAATAGTTCCATTGTCAGCTGTAAAATGTATTGTATCTCCTAGTCTTAATTCTGTTAAAAATAATGTTCCATAACCAGTAACTACTGTTCCATTGTTTGCAATTGAAAACGTTCCAAATAGTTGGTAATTATCTCCAAAAGCTGCACTAGTTTCTGTATCAGCAGTATAGTTTATTCCTGCTCCACCTGTCATACCAATTTGTTTTACAGAAGAAAAATCAAAGTTTTGTACACCGTGAAATCCTAAAACGTTATTTTGTATTGTTGATGTTACTAGTGATGTTGACCCTGTAATACTTTCTCCATTAGTAAATATTCCTAAAACGTTAGCTAATACAACAACACCGTGATTTGCAGTTCCTCCAGAACTAAATGATGTAACATTTACAGGACTAGTTCCATTAGATGCATATAATTCAAAAGTATTTGCTGTTGGATTTTTTACTGTATAAACAGCAGCAGTAAGAACTGAAACTGAATTAATTGACCAAGTACCTCCTGAAATCTCAACTTGCATACCTTCTTTAAATGTATGAGCTGTAGAAGTAACAATAGAAGGATTTGCAATAGACATATTGCTAATTACAGCCGATTTGTATGATGAAATAGTTTGAACGTAACCTGTAGCTCCAGATGTACTTCCTGTAATTTTTTCTCCGTTAGTAAATGCGACTGCTTTAGATACGTTAAGATGTGTAAACATTTCTATATCAAAAAGATAATGTTTATAAACGTTACTTGTTAAAGATGATGTTACAAATAAATTAGAACTTGCAATACCATTATTTAATTCAAAACCTCTAGACTTTGCTCTACCTATTTGAGGTACAGCCACACCAGATGTAGATTTTAATGAACCTCTTACATCAGCTCCTGTAGCACTTAAATATGATAATCTATTATTAGTTGTACTGGTGTCGTATAAATTTACATTTTTAAATGTTTCAGTTTCTCCAGGATTGTATGTAATATCTGGAGCATTATAAACATTAGAAACATTTACATAACTTTCTAAATCAAATCTAGTTTTAAAATTATTAGATGTACTAAAATCTCTTGCCTTATCAACATCTAAAAACGTTGTACCTATTGTTTCAATTTCATAACCTTTAACATAAGCTTTACCAGGACCAATTGCAGCTACTAATTTTGTTTCTACCCCACCATTACCAGATGCGTAAATACCTCTATTAGTTCCTGATAGTAAATGTTCTCTTAAATCTATATCAAAATCTTTTACACTGTAGTCTCCTGATTCGTCATACGTTCTTCTTGCAAACGTATCTTCTAAAACAGAATATTCAGTTGTTCTAATTTGATTTTGTAGTATTCCATTTTCTAATCTTAATAATTCTATAAAGTTTGAATCATCAACAGAATTTAAAGCTCTTTTTGATAGTGTTAATGATATTTTAAATCTGTGTGCACCTGGAGCATTAAAATTAGATGTACCTGCTGCATTATCAACTAGTGTACCATCTTCGTTAGCAGTTATAAATGATTCTACTATATCAACACCAATACGATAACTTGGAGTATCTGTATATTTGTCTAATATTATTGTTTGATCTAAAATTGTAACGTAATATCCATTAATATAATAAACACCTTTTGCAATTGATGCAGATGAACCTGTTGCAGTTGTATTAACTGTTACTGTCTGAGCAGCTGAACTTACGGTACAATTACAAATTTCACCATTCGTAAATACAAAACTAGTATTATTAGTTCCAGTTTTAATATATTTAACGTAAAGAGTATCAGGATCAGTACTAGTACTTGCTACAGCATTAACAACTTCTGCTTGAACTCCTGAAGTTACACCTGTTAAAATTACACCGATATATGAATTTATATTACTTAAAGATTTAGCACTTAATTTAATAGCATAGTAATTTAAATCAAATGCTACTTGACCAGGTATGACCATTGCGCCTTTTTTAAAGACGTGATCAGAAAATTTTTCAATCTGATTTTGTAATATTGTTTGTGACTGTGTTAATTCTCTCGCTTGTACTGCAAATGAAGGTCTAAACAGTACTCTATGAAAATTTTTATTTTCATTAAAATCATCATAGTATGGAGAAAGATTAAAGTCAGTTGGACTTGGCATATCTTCCTTTAAAATTCAATAATTAGTTTAATATTTTCAGTTTGGTCCGCTGCTCTTGTAATTGGTGCTCTGTTTTCAATGTAAATAACATCACCTTTATCAACATCTAATTCTGAAGCAGCATAACCATTAGAAAACGTTATACTATCAGCTGTTTCACTAGCAGAAGCACTTGGAGTAGCTGTTGCTCCAGATGTTGCGCCAGTAATAATGTTTGATCCACTAAATGCAACTAAATTTCCACTAGCATTAATACCACCATCTACAAATCTTGTTTGAACATAATGTAAAATTCTATTAACAGAGTCCCATTCTACAACTCTACCTACAGCACCTGTAGTTGCTTGACTAATTTTTTCATCTACTTGAAAAGTTCCTGGTGTAGGTGAAGCAGCAATTCTAATAGCTTTTGTTGTTCTTAACGTAGATGATGTTGCAACATTTCCTAATGATTCTGGGTCTTTTAATAATACTATTTTTCTAAAATCGTTTTCAGTTGTAAAATCTCCAGTGTTTGCTGATTCTGTTCCTTCTAAATTAATATTCAACATTACAAAAAATCCACCTAATTCTTTTACTGCATTATAACCGTGTCCACCTTTAGGTTCAATAATACAATCTAATTCTGCTCCTGTTAAGAATCCAGAACTTGCAGTATTAATATCAGCGTTTCTTACTGAAGCAAAAGTATAACCAGTACCTGCACTTGTAACTGTTACACCTGTAACAGCTGTTCCTGAAATTACTACTGTACAAAATCCACCTGAACCATCTCCTCTTAAAGGAATACCTGCATAAGTACCGTTTGTTCCTCCAGTACCACCATTTTTAATTTTAATTATATTTACTGCACCATCTACTGCTGCACTTTGTACTGTACTGTTTGTTTGAACAGCCATAAAATCTGTAGATAAAAAATTTATTTGTTGAGAGGCACTTAAAGTGTACATAAATTTCCATTTATAACCATCGCCTGTTGAAAGTATAGAAGCTGAAGTTCCTGTAGGTTCAACTGTAGAAGCAACGCCATTATTATTATCTAAACATTTATATACGTTGTATGCGGAATTTAAAACATAAAAAGTTGAGTCAAATAAATTTGAAGCACCACTTGTTGATGTTAAAGTAGTTGTTGTTCCTGTTATTCTATTACCATAATCATTTCTATACATATCGTAAATTGTACCAACAGTCCAATTTCTTCTAGGAATAACATAACTTACATTTGAAGCTGTAATTTTTTTAGCAGCTAATAAATCATCAAAAGTATAAAGTTCTTCTGTAACACTATCCGCAGGTACAATAGGAGAAGTATCAGAACCTGTAATGTCAGTTCTTAAATCTGCTCTTGTATATGTTCCCCAAGATAAAGGAGCACCAATACCTAGATAATAAGCATTAGGCGCAGCTTCAGAAAAAGATTCTACAAACTGTTCACTATTATGTATTCTAAATTTATTTGTTATAATTGCCGGCATATTTTTTTAAGCTTGTGCTTCTCCCCAACGTAATAATAAGTTTGTATTAACAGAAGTACCAGAAGCTTTGTATATATTTATCGCCAAAACATCGGGACCATTTGGAAATGTTCCTCTACCACCTAATGTAGTAGTTGTTAATTCTTTTAGTTTTGATAGGGATAAACTGTTACTTTCTCCCGAGTTTGCAATAAACGAAAATACTGTTTCACCTGGTAGTGCATAAGCAGGTTGAAAAAACTGGAACGTAACTGTAGATCCAGCAGTTACTGCAGAAACAGCGTTTTGTGTAAATGTTACTCTATAGTATTGTGTTCCACCATATGTAAGTGTAGCTGATATTGTAGCTACTTTTGTATTTGCAGGGAATTTTGCATCTACAACAGATGTTCCTGCAACTGCTCCGCTAGCGTCTAAAGTTGCTTTTGTGAAATATAAAATACTTGTACCTGATGCAGCGTTACCAGCAAAAGTAAATGCAATTGATGCGCCAGAATTGGTAGAAGGCAATGATCTATTAAAATTAACTTGTGTATAAAATCCAAAATCTGTTATTGAAGTTATAACAGCATTATTATATCCAGCAGTTGTAATTGATGATCCTACAACTATTCCTGTTGTGTTCCAACTTGCTGAAGTAAAATATAGTGTTGAACTACCACTACCTGTGTTATAAGCAATTGTTGCTGAAGCAGTTAAAGCAGCCGTAGTAGTTCCTGTTTGAGTTGTTGTACCCGCTCCAGATTTCCAAGTTACAGAACCTCCTGATGCAATTTGAGCAAAACTAGGTTGTCCTCCTTGAGCAACACCTTGTAATGTTGTCCAAGATACTGAAGCTGGATCAATAGGATAATTTTGTGGATTTAAAACACCTTCTACAATAATTGCACCCGTACTACCTGAATCTGAAGTTATTTCAATACCTTCAAGTAATAATTGAGCTCTATTTAATAATTCTCTTTCTCCTAGATCACCTATAATTGCGTTTGATACGCTAGGTGCTAATCTAATTAAAAATGCAGTTTGTTTAGTAGTTGTTGCTGATAAGTTTGTTTGAGCATAGTTAAAAATATATCCTCTATCTTCATCAAATTCTCCATCAATTAAATATGCAGAACCCCAATGAGATATTGCCGGACTACAAGTATTTGTTACGTAAATTACTCCTGCATTATCATTGTGTGAAGCAGCGGCTCCAGCAGAGTATGAACGTGTTGCTCCAGCATTAAAATTAGTTAATGTTGTACCTCTTACACAACCCGTTAATGTATTTGCTGTAGCATTTTTACCTGTATATGAAATTAGCTCATTATCAATATATACAACACCTGAAGTTGGTAAACCTGTAACATCTTCCACTGTAATAGTTGTTACTGAACTATTAATAGCTCCATCTAGTCTAGTACTTGGTATTTCATTTAAAACTTCATATCGAACTGGTGCGTTACCTGTTCTCATATAAGCTTCAGTATTTAAATTGTTTCCTTTTAATCTATGACAGAATACATAATTACCGTTAGGACCTCTTAGCATCCAATCTATAAATCCAGCACCATACCAGCTAAATTGTATACCTATCATTTGCATTTTAGTAGGATCTATTACATATCCACTTGGTCCTGTACCGTCACACTTATCTAAATTCCATTCTGATTGAGGTATAATTAAATCTTGTACTTTACAAATTGATCCACCAGTTACATTTGATACACCTCTAAAATCAGGAGTAATAGACATTGAAGTTTGACTTGTAATATTAGATACCACGTGTGTCATACCTTTTATAACAACTCTATCTCCAGCTTTTAATTGATCATTAAATCTTGTATTTGTACCTGTAATACTATTTGAGTTTGCATTAATTGCAATAGTACCGCCTAATTGAAATGTTGATGATCTTCTTCCTACAGAAAAATTTTGTCCGTCATATTGCCAAAATATTCCATTTTGATCATCATAAGGACCTGATCTTACAACAGCCCCTTTCCATTTATATAAATTCATTTTAGCATCAGCACTTAATTCAGCTGTAGAATTAGAAAGAACATTAGTTGCAATAACTGTTAAAGTTCTTTCATCAATAATACTTGATACAACATAGTGTCCGTCATAACCTGGCGTAATAACACCTTCTATTCTAATTTCAGCACCTACTTGGCATCCGTGGTCAGTATCATCTGCAACAATTGTAATTAAAGAATTTACTGCTGTTCCTGATGCAGTAACACTTCTTAATTGATAACTAGGAGCAAAAAGAGCACCTGTATTATACATAGCGCCTTTTCCTGATTGATAACGAATATATTTTTTACTTTGACGAATTGCTTGACCTCCATGCTGAGGACCTCCAGTACCTAATTGAACTCCACCATCAAAAGGTCTATGTACAAAAAATGCATCTGGTCTTACGTAAATTGTTCCTTGAATATTTGCAGCACCTACAGAAGAATCATTTAATAACGTTAAAATGGTACCTGATGCTCTTGCAGTGTATCTTATTCTAGTAGAACTTTGAATATCATTAACTATAATAGGACCAGAAGCTAAATTATGATTATTTGAACCAGCATCAGAACTAACAACAGATAATAAAGACATACCAGGGACAAATCCGTGTGGTGATGCAAAATCAACTTGAACTACAGCAATTGAAGCATAAGACGCTGTAGCAGTTGCTGCAGAAGCTAATATAGTAGGAGCACTTAATGCTAATGTTGAATATATAGGAATTTGACTACCTCTAATAGCTGTTCCAGTTGTAGTAAAAGTAGTTACAGCACCTGTACTTACACCACTTACTGTAATTGCAACATCATTCGTAACATCTAATCCTTCGCATTGAGTTCCTAATACTTTATATCTTTGACCTATAACATAACCACTACCCCCAGCAGTAACTGCGGAAGTATATAATCCACCATTTCTTGTTATATTAAGAGAAGCACCAGTAGAACCATTACTTGTTGCATAAGGAATTCTACTTGAATAGCTTGCAGTACCTGCAACAGCTAATCCAGAAACTATTGTTACTGTAGCAATACCTGAACCAGAAAGTGTTGCCACTCTTAATATTAAATCATTTCCTAAAACTGCAGTTCCCGTTATTGTAACTGACGTTACAGCACCTACGCTTGTAGTAGCTATTCTTATTGTAGCATCATTTGTAGGAGTAGTTCCATCTAAAGAAGCTCCTGAACATAAAAATCTTGTGCCTAAAAAGTAATTACTTCCGCCGTTATTAATTGTTGGAACAGTATATACTCCAGCATTTCTATTAATATTAATATCAAGTCCTGATGCTAATGTAGAAGTATTTGTACCAAAAACTGCAGTATAAGCACCTGAACCATTTGCAGTTCCACCAAAACCAATTGTTGTAATAGCACCACCTGTAACATCATTTGTTACACCGGTAATAATAATACTTAAATCGTGTGTAGGAGAAGTTCCCCCTAAACTTGTTCCTGGTATATTAATTGCATCTCCTTTAAAATATCCAGTACCTGCATTGTTTATCGTTACAGTATCATACACTCCTGCAGTTTTATTTACGTTAAAAGTTGCACTTGTTCCTGTTGATACAATTTCAGTTAATGTTACAGAATTATATGTTTCATTATTATTTTCAACTCCACCTAAATCTGAACCCAAAATTTTTAAAGTGTCTGCTACAAAATAACCTGAACCCGGTATAGGAATTCCCGCAATAGTATAAGAACCACCAGCTCTTGAAATGTTAAATCTAGCATTTACTCCAGTTGATAAAATTTCTGAATATGCTACAGTTGTGTATGTTTGAACATCTCCTTGAAGTGATGTTGTTAAAGCAGAACTTAAAGATAATGTACTTCCTACTATGTTAGTAATTATAGCTTGTGTTCCTGTTCCATTATTAATAGCCATTCCTGGAACTAATCCCGATACAGTTGAAAGTGTAACTGATGATGAACCTAATGCAGCATCTGAAGCAACGTAATTTGTTGAAACTGTTCCTCCTGTTCCTGAATTTGAAGTAACTTGTGTACCTACTGTTATATAAGCAGCAGATGAAGTTGTTGAAGATGCAGTTATAGGAGCGCCACTTGGTGGAACTGCTCCTGTAAAAGTTAAACTTGTAGCACCTAGAGGCGCTGCTAATATTGTTGAAAAAGAACCACTTGAACCATTTGAAAATATTGAATATGTAGGATTACCTACTCCTGCTCCAGTATAAAATCCTGCTTCTCTTAAAAGAGTTGTTGAAGTTACTACTGTTTGTCCACTTGAAGTTCCAACTTTTGCTTTAGCGTAATAAGTAAATGTGGAAGAAGTTGGTACAGTATTTACAATAAAACTTCCTTCAGCTCTTGAAAATCCTAAAGTAGACGGAGATAATGCTTTAATTGTAAAAGGTTGTCCTACACTCCATCCATGCGCTCCTTGAGTAGTCACAGTAATAATTGAAGGTCCAACTCCAGCACTTGTAACAGAGGCATCAGTTGTAACAGACTGTACATTTTTTTCTGTACCTGGTATTTCGTAAGTAGATGGATATCCTCTTTGTGTTGCAATTGCTTGCCACTTAGTAGGTTGTAATCCATATTCAAAGTCAGCATCAATCATCGCTTGAGGTCTTGCAACTCTCATACGCTCAATTGCATCTGTTCCAAAATCGTAAGGTCTTACAATCATTTCAGCATTTTCTTCAAATATTTGTAAAGTATCAGAAGTTGCCATTGTATCAGTATTGTATTTTAAATAAATTGTTGTTGTACCATTATCAACTGTTAATGCATTAGGAAAGTTTACAGAATTTGCAGCTGAAAAAGTAACTGATGCTCCTCTTAGAGGATCACCAAAACTATAAAGTACTTCATTATCTGTAACATTTGTAATTAATAATAAATCATTTAAATCTACTTTTCCTATTAATTCTATAGAACTAATTACGTTAGGAGATAGAACAGGTAAACTAGATAATCCATTTGTTATAGTATTTGTGATTGTTGTAAATCCGGTAGTAATTTTTGCAGTTGCGCCTGCTTCTGCTGTTGTTGCAGCATTTATATTTTGAGTAGTCATTACAGGACTTTGTAATGTAGGATATATTGTATTTGTTAAAATATAACTATTGATAATAGTTCTACAATAAGTAATATAAGTAGTTTCAGGAACTCTTGTACCAGAAATTATAGGAGTTGCACCTACCCAATATGTTGCAGCTTTTGTTCTAGTTGAAGCATTACCATCATATCTTAAATCAAATATTGCTGCTTCTATAATTGCATCAATATCATTTTGTAATGCAGCACTTGAAAAAACATAACCAATGTATGGAGCGTTACCAGCCAGCTTTTGCTGATTAACATATGCCTCAACTTCATCTTTTATAAATTCTTTATTTGCTACAATTTTTGCATATGCAATAGGATTTCTATTACTAGTTAAAGGTATACCAGGTTGAAAGTAATAATTTTGACGTAATTTTTTTGCCATATTAAGAACCTAATGCCACAGATAAAACATACAATTGATTTTGAATATTACTTGATACACCATCTAAGTATTCAAATTCTGCATTTGAAACATTTCCACTTCCTATAGAAGAAGCATTAATGTTTGTAATTGTATTGTTTGATCCATTAATTGTTTTATTTGTTAAAGTTACTGCATTATTTGCTGTAACTATACCAGTTGCTCCAGTTAATAAATTTAATTCTGTTGATGTTGCTGTAAGAGTTGTTCCTCCATTTATAACAGGAGAAGTCAAAACTTTATTAGTTAAAGTTTGATTGCCTGTAAGAGTAACAACACTATTATCAACTGAAACTGTAACTGTATCTGTTGATGCTGATATTGTATTAATACCAGTACCAGCTAATATATTTAATGTGTCTCCACTATTTAATAGTTGAGCTGCACCAGAAGTACCTTGTACAAATAGTGAGTATGTAGCTGCCACAGCACCAGGTTGAAATCTAGCATTTACCGAATCATATATTAAAACATTATTAGCTGATGCACCAGCAACGTTTATTTTTAAATTACTACCGTCACCTAAATTGTTATATAGTTCTGTAAAATTAGAATTGATTATATTACCGCCAGCACGTAGTGTTGAACCTGTACCGTCGTTTGCTACACTTCCAATATTAACTGATTGTTTAGACAATTGTAATTCCTTTTATATTATTTATACGACTATTTATATACTTATTCATAAACTTTATATACCCGGATTAGGAACAGGAGTGGCGTCAGTTGTTACAATAGTATTATCAAAAGTGTTGATATCTTCATCAAAAGTATCTGCTCCATTTGTTAAATCTCTTGTTGATTCAGATGGTATCGAAAAATACGTTTTATTTTTAAATAGAAAATCTCCCATATTTAATGATTCGCCATCTATTGCAACATTTTTAGTTCCTATAAGTGTAACTGAACTTAATTGTTGTAAATCTATTTGTGTAGAAAAATTTTGATCTAATAACAAAGAATCCAATGATTTTAAATTAATACTAAGAGCTCTACCAAATCTCGTATCATTATTTCTTATATTTGTATTTTCTTTTAAAACAAAGTTAAAATTCCTTGTTGATCTTAAAGTTAAATCTCTAGTATTAGGTGTAAAATGTTCAATTGTTGCAGGATTTAAATCTGCTGCTACTCCTCTATTAGCATTTGCTCTTAAAGAAGTTCCATCTGTTAATGTTCCTAATCTTCTACCAAAAATTGTAGCAAATAACGTGTTGACAACACTGTATATAGGCGTATCAATAATGCCTGAAGTTATTCCAGCAACAGGAGATGATATTCTTACGTTTAGATTTGATTCGATATTTAAAGTGCTTATAAAATAAAATCCTGCAGAATGGTTTGTTTTTTTAAAACTATCTCTCCAATCATTAATTGTTCTTCCTACTTTTATAATATAAGAAAAATCTTGATATAATAAACTATCTTGTATTTTAATTGTATTTTCTGAAACTTGTCCGTCTTGATTTATATAAGTTCCATTAGTATTTAAAACTGAAACAATATTAGAAGTTGCAGTTGCTTGATTAAATTCTTTTATTGTTGCAGTTGCTCCTGAAGTTAATCCTGTTATAGTTGCATTCTTTTTAAACGTGCCTGTTACGGGATTTAAATACAAAACGTTTATTCCACTATTTTGTGATCTTAATGTTCCTGTAATTATAGTAGAATTATCGTTACTTAAAGCAGATACAGTTTCTCCAACTAAAAATGTTCCTGCACGATTTAAATAAAATAGATTAACTGGAAGATTTAAAGTAAGAGCAGGAGAATTTTGATATCCTTTACCAGGTTCTACTATTTTTAATGATAAAATTTTTCCAATATTAGGACTATACGTTTTTAATATGGCAGAACTGCCTAAAAAACTATTTACAGTTGCTGTAGGTAAATTAGAATAATTAAAACCTGGACTTATAAGTCTAACATCAGTAATATCTTTATTTCCAGTGCTAGATTCTTGTACAAATTTATTTCCTACATATAAATCACCTTTAACAGTTTCATCTTCTAAAATAATATGATCATCAATCAAACTTGAACTTTCTTCTTGTGTAAATCCACCATTTACAACTGAAACTTTAGCAACAGCAGCTCCACCATTAGTATTTGCATTATTAAATACTACGTCATCACCTATTTCGTAATTTGTTCCACCATTTTCTACAAATATATCTGTCAATCCTGAACGACCAACATTTTCTACTTGTATTAATGCTCCTTGACCACCACTTATTAAATCAATTACTGTATTTTCTGTATATAAGTTTCCTGAATTTGTTATAACGGGAATATTTGGTACTCCTGTAACGTTTGCTTTTATAAAATTGAAATCATTATTAAATTGTGTTCCTCTAATTTCTTCTCCTATAATAAAATTGCCTGAAATAGAACCAATGTTCAAAACAAATTCAGTTACCTCATCACTACCAATTTGAAATTTAAATACGTTTTCAATTATGGCAGTAGTTCCTGAAGTTACACCCAATATTGTTCTACCTATCAATAAACCTGTATCACCCTGTGTTGCTATTCCTCTTAATATTTTACTTGTATTCCATTTACCATCTGAAAGTCTTAAAACTTGTTCTCTAGGGTATGAAGTTTCTGATTCTAAACCAAATAATAATCTAAAAAATATTTGATTACCTACATTTGTACCTTTTAAACGATATAAAGATTTAATATTTTTTATTAATGTTCTTTTATTAATATTATCATCAACTTTGTCAGGTAAAGTAGCAAATAATTCATTTCTAAATTGTTTTAAAAAATTAGAGATTACTTTATCAGGATCTCTAAAGTCTAATAATTCTTGTATATTTGTTACTGGATTAGGACGGTAGTTATTTACAATTGCACTTGCGTTAGACGTTAAACCAAGTACGGTTTCGCCCATTATAAATTTATTTTGAGAAGAAATATAAAGTTTAGAGCTATCTATATCTTCTGCTAATATTGTTGATTGTGCTTTTGATGTTTGTCCTTGTATTATTTCACCTCTAGTAAATTTACCAAAAGAAGAACTTTCTAAAATTAATTTATCACCCTCATCTGCTGGTGTTCTATCTGATTCAATACGTGTTCCATCTAATAATATGTTTTGTAATACTTGACTTTCTGCTTCTAAAGCAATACCATCAGTAGTTTGAATTCCTGTAATATTTAATTCAGCAGATTCCATAAAAGTGTAATACACTTTTAAAAATTCTAAAAATTTAGGGTGCTCTGATAATACAAATTCTGGAACCTGAGAATTTATCAGGTTAGATATTTTGTTTTTAAACTTTGCCATTGTTAATTGTTACTAGGTGTTGTTGTATAACCTATACCTGCATCAGCTGAACCTCCTAAAAAAGTATCTGGGTCAACAATGATTGTAGAATTTGAAATATCAATATTAATAATTTGATCTCTTACTGGAACTATGTCATTAGAATTTGGCTTAATAGTTAATTCAATAGCTGTAGATAGTTCTCCTCTAATATCCTCAACATCTGATACGTTTAATGAATTTAAAGTAATTTGACCTGTTAAATAATTAATCGTACCCTGTGGTGTTGCATTATAAATTTTTACTGAACCTATCAATCTGTATCTTCTTACATTTCCTAAACCATCATCATCTAAAAAATAAACATTTGTACTATCTCCATATATTTTAAAACCACTTGATTCTAAAATACCACCATTTAAAGCATTATATCCTGCAACTGGATTATATGCTGGGTTTCTAAAGTAAATATCGTATCTAGTTGAAGATTCTAATATGGGTGTAAATGTTTTTCTTATTTTTAATGTAGTAATATTTGATACAATACTCGTATCAGCATCATCTATCAATCTTAATATTTTTGAATATCTAAAAATACTGTCAAATTTTTGTAAAGTACTATTATTATAATTTGTTAATGATGATACTATATCTGTTTTTAAATTTTCAGCTGTTTTAGTAGTTGACTTTTGATCATATTTAACATATGACGTTAATAATATTGTAGTAGTTTCGGGATCAACAATTACAGGTCTAACAGACGCAACATTATATTTTTTTAATTGAGTAACAATACTTGCTTTAGTAGCCGATGTTAATGATGAACCAGACAATGGTTTAATTGCAATTTTAACTATACCATAAACAGGATTTTCTTCATCTTCTCCACCCCAAGCACTTACAGATTGAGCATTTGGATAAATAGATTTAACAATTGTTTCATAATCAGTTGTAGTTACTGCTCTATTTTGTGCTGCATAATTTAAAGGAGCATTGAAACGAATTGACTCTTTACTTTCAGCAGAAGTTCCACCTTGTGCAACTGAATTTACTGTTATAGTTAAATTACTAAATCCACTTATAGTAGAAGTTGCAGAAAATGTAGCTGCTCCATTGGCTCCTGTAGCATTTGTAACGATATATTCTAAGATGACTATGTTACCATCTATTAAAGATGTACCTATTATTCCATCACCAAAATAAACTTCAAATTTACCATCTTCTGCCTCTTGTAAAAAATATGCTTTTGTTAAATTTGAAACGTTTTGTAATCCATTAGCTAATGAATATGTAAATGTAGTTGTATCAACTGAACTATTTTGTACTTTAACAACAAGTGTTGATGTATCAGCTAAAGAACTTGGTATTACAAATTTTTGATCTGGGTCATTTGTATCTACCACATATCTAAATGAAACAGGAGTACCTTCATATATTGATACGTTTGAAAAATTATAAACTCCATTGATAGGAGTAATTGTTATATCCGAATTTGTTATAAATTGATATCCAATACCATCTACAGTAGATGTAAATGTAGTTCCTTTTGTCATAGTAATTGAATTACCTGTTCCATCATTGACAGCTATATTAATATTTGCAATAGGTGTTCTTACTGAAGTTGGTGTGTAACCTAACATCTTTGCTAATGACACAATATTTTTTCTAATGTCAGCACTATCTAAGTACATTTCATTAGCTAACATATTAGCATTAAAACCTAGGTAGTGTGTATTGTAAGCAAGTGTATCTAAAAGAATTGAAAATCCAGAACCTTCAAAATTATAATCTTGGAATTCTGATTGACTTTGTAAAAATGTTTTTAAATTGGCTTTTATACTGTCAAAATCAAAATCTGATATTTCTAATTTATTACTTGCCATCTTATCTTAATCTTTCTAAAAATGTTTGCACTTCTACCGGTTCTTGTGTTCCTACAACATAAAACATAATTCTTAAATCATAAGAATTTTTATCATAATCAGGTCTTGCTAATATTTGAACTAATCTTATTCTAGGTTCAAAATTAATTAATACTTCTTGTACCTTTCTTTGCAAATTCAATGCAGTTAACGGCGTCATTGGTTCAAATAACATCGCTCTAACATTAGAACCTATCTCTGGATGGAAAGGTCTTTCAAAGTGTGATGTGTTAATTAAGTTACGAACACTTCTTTTAACAGCTTCAACATCAGTCAATTTATTAACATCATTTGTTACTAAATTACGACCGAAATCTAAATCTAAATCTTTATATAATCTAGTAGCTCGTTTACTTTTGTTTAAGGAAACTGTACTTGATGCATCGTAATTTGGCATATTACAATATTTATACGTTACCCAGCAAAGACATTAGCAGAACCTGTAATCATTTCGCCTGAATCTGTTGAGTCACCTATTCTTGCAATAAATTTACCTACAACACTAACTGTAGAAGAGCCCATATTAACAAATCTAACGTGATTGGGACAAGGAGGTGCGGGAGGGGCAGAATGAGAAACTGTTACGTCATCAACTCTTGCAATTAATATTCCGTTGGCTCTTACTGTACCTTGACTTGGTACGTCTAAAGTTGTTGTACTTGAACAAGAATGTCCAGTAGTAAGAGTATCTCCTTGTCTGCAAACTGCTGGCATTATCTACCTTGACCTCTATAAGGTTTTAAACTTCTTTTTTTATGTTTGTTTAATGTTTTTGTACTGAAATGCCCACGACCTATACTTGTTTTTTTAGGTGTACTATCTTTTTTTGAGGAATTTGTATTTCCTTTTACTTTTTTTGCCATAATTTTTTACCTTTTTTGGTTTTTTCGAATCAATATCATCAATCATAAATGATAAATCATCAATTTTGTCAAAATCAATCATATATTTACTATTTAGTTTGATTTTTTTAATCACAATAGATAAGTCATTGATTTTATTGACATATTTCTTTAAAAAATACCAATTTAACCCTTGTTTTAATGAAAAATACAGTGTATATTATATGTATATTAACAACAAAAATAAAAAAATGACTAAAGATGATATAATATCTCTATTAAAAGTAGGTGCCTTTGTAGTAGGTTCATATTTTTTGTTCCTTGTAGGTGCAAAATATATTGTAAAGTATGCTGAAGCTGCTTGTATAATAGGTTGCATGTGAAAACATCTGTTGTAAAACACGAATTAAAACATATGGGTTTAAATGCGTGGGGTAAAAAAATATTTTTAGTAAAATATAGTGGTTTTTCTAACGTTATGGCTGAAGATGAAATTACTGATTGGTGTAAAGAAGTGGACGAATTACGCTTGAGCCTCACCCCAACGAAGAACAACGTTACCTAAAATTGGGCTTCCTTGAGTTAAATATAAATTTATAAACAAGACATCAGGTCCATTTGGAAATGTTCCTCTACCACCAATTGGTGTATTTGTTAATTCTTTTAAGTTTACTAAATCTAAAGCGTCTCTACTAGATTGTCCTGCAATAAATGAAAAAATAGTTTCTCCTGGTACTGCATAAGTATTACGGAAAAAAGTAACATTGGCACTAGATCCTAATAATGTAATAACTGGATTATTAATTACAACACTTGTACCAGGATTTATTGCTGTAATACGAGTATTTCCAGCAAAAGCATTTAATACAGTAGTTGAAATAAGATCATCACCTATTTGTAATCCTGTTGTATTTGCTACTGGTATAGTAGTTGCACCTACCGCTGCTCCTGAAGTAGTAGTAGATAATGTAAATGTATTATCAAATGTTACGCTACTTCCTAAAGCAATTTGTGCAAAACTAGGTTGTCCTCCAAAGGCAGCTGAGTTTAAAGTGTTCCAAGTAATTAAAGCTGGATTTGTTGGATAATTTTGTGGATTTAAAACACCTTCAATTACAAGAGCTGAGTTTAAATTTGTACTACCTCCCGCTGTAACTTCTATACCTTGAAGTAATAATTGAGCTCTATTTAATAATTCTCTTACACCTAAATCTCCTGTGATTGCATTAGATACTGTAGGTGCTAATCTAATAGCAAAAGCTGATGTTCGTCTTGTACTAATAGTTGTGTTTGTAGATTGATAGTTAAAAATATATCCTCTATCTTCATCAAATCCACCATCAGACATCATAGCAGAACCCCAATGACTAATAATTGGAGTTGCAGTTTGACTTATTAAAATAACTCCAGCATTTATATTATGAGAAGCAGCAGCTGCAGCTGTAAAAGTACGTAAATTACCAGCAGTAAATAATGATAAATTTGTTGCTCTTGTACAACCTGTTAAATCTCCAGGTCCTGTAGATGTACTTTTTCCTGTATATCTAATAATTTCATTATCAACATATACTGTTCCAGTAGTAGGAAAATAAGTTGTGTCGTTTATTGGTAAAGTTGTTACTGAACTATTAATTGCACCAGATAATTCTGATTCTGCAGCTTCATTTATAACTTCATAACGAACAGGCATGTTTCCTGTTCTCATATAAGCTTCAGTGTTGTTGTTTGAATTTTTTATACGATGCACAAAAATATATTTACCTTCAGGACCTCTTAACATATAATCTATAAATCCTGCACCATACCAAGTCCATTGCATACCTATCATTTGCATTTTATCTGGTTTTAAAAGATATCCACTTGGATTGAAAGGACCATTTGTACCATCACAACGATCTTTATTCCATTTATTTTGAGGTATAGCATAATCTACAGTTTTACATATTTTAACTTGGACTGCGTTAACGGCTCCTCGATAGTCAGGAGTAATTGTCATTGAAGTATCACTAATAATATTTGCAACAACGTGTGTCATACCTCTTATTACTATACGTTGTCCATTTGCTAATTGTTGAGTAAATCTTGTATTTGTACCTGTAATTGCATTTGAATCACTGTTAACACTTACTACACCTGATAATTGAAATGTTGATGATCTTTTAACTACAGCCAGTTGTTGTCCATCATATTGCCAAAACATACCATTTTGATCATCAAACGTTCCTGCACGAACTGTAGAACCATGCCAATTTAATACAGACATAGTACAAGGACTTCCAATAACTGCTGTTGTAGCACCTAATATTTGTGTAGCTGAAAAAGTTAATGTTCTTTCATCAGTTATTGCTGAAACAATATATGTTCCATTATAACCACTTGTAGTAACTCCAGATATTGATATTTGTGCTCCAACTTGACAACCGTGATCTGTGTCATCAGTTGTTAATGTTACTGTACTACCAACAATTGTTCCTGTAGATGTTAATGATCTAATATCATAAACAGGAGCAAAAAGAGCACCTGTATTATAATTAATTGCTTTACCTGATTGATAACGTACATATTTTTTACTTTGACGAATAGCTTGTGCTCCGTGTTGAGGGCCACCAGTACCTAATTGAACTCCACCATCAAAAGGTCTATGAATATAAAAACAATCTGGTCGAGTATAAACTGCTCCTGATATTACTCCTGTAATAGTTCCAGCTGCACGTGCAGTATATGTTATAGTAGTTGTGGAAGGAATTGTTTCTACAAAAAAAGGTCCAGAAGCTAAAGTATGATTATTAGATCCATTGTCACTTGATTGTGTTACTGTAAGACTTGTTCCTGGAACTAATCCGTGAGCAGTAGCAAAAGTAATTGTGATTGTAGAAGGTGATGTAACGTTACTATATGTGATTGTAGGAACTCCAATTGTAGCACCAGTATATAAACCACCTTTCCTAACTTGTGTATATGTAGTTGATAAAACTTCATTGAATGTTGTACCAACTTTTGCTTTAGCGTAATATGTAAAACTGTTTCCTGTTGGAACAGAATTAATGAAAAATGTACCTTCTGCTCTACTAAATCCTAAAATTGTATTTGCATATCCTTTAACTAAGACTGGTGTTCCTACTGTAAATCCGTGATTACCAACTGTGTTAATTGTAATTAAACTTGCTCCTACTCCTGAGGTAGGAACTGATGCATCAGTTGTTACTGAAGATACTGATAAGTCTGTTCCAGGTAATTCGTATATACTTGGATAACCTCTTAATAAATCTATTGTCTGCCATTTCGTAGGTTGTAATCCATATTCAAAGTCAGCATCAATCATTGATTTAGGATTTGCTGTACGAGTACGTTCAAATGCATCTGTACCCATTTCCCAAGGTCTTACAATAGTTTCAGGATTATCTATAAAAACTTGAATTACATCATTATTGTTTTGAGCAGTTGTATCTACTTGTAAAGTTATTGTTGTAATTCCATCTGTGTTATCTAATGTAGTAGAAAAAGGATCAGTATTTGTTCTACTATATGTAACTGTAGTTCCAGTAAATGCAGTGTCTGCAAAATTATAAAGTATAATATTTCGTGTAACGTTAGTAATTAATAGTAGTGAATTTAAAGACACGATACCAGGAATTTTTACTGTTCCTACTCCTACTGCGCCTTTTGTAAATGAATATTGTTTTACTAATGTTTTAGCCATTGTGATTATTTATGATAGTGCTACACCCATAGCCACAGCAAATGATCTTATATTTGAACCACCTACTATTGCCGTTGATGTTGTTACTGTTGTAGCATTTACGTTACCTGTTAAATTGCCTTGTACGTTTCCTGTTACGTTACCTGTTAAATTTCCTAATACGTTTCCTGTTACATTACCTGTAACTGCACCTGAAACTGCTCCTGTAAAACTTGTACCTGAAACTGCTCCACTGAAAACACCTGTTGTTCCTGATACTGAACCTGATGATACAACTGATGTTGCATTCACTGCGCCTTGAACTGTTAAATTATCATTTATAGTTAATAAGGTTGTATCTGTAGAGCGAATTGTATTTCCACTTATTTCTACTGTACCAAAAGTATTTAATGTTCCTGCAGCAGTAATATTAGAACTTAAATTTAAAGCTCTGAATTTTTTAGTTGAACTTCCTAAATCACTTACACCTGTTGTTGTAGGTATAATTGTTGAAGCCACTCCTACTACAGATAATTTATTATCAATTGATGAATTTAAATTTGTAGTAGATAATTTGCTTGAATCTAATAAAGTTAATTCGTCTAGTATTTTACCCGTTTCTCTATTTACTGAACTTCTAAATTGATCAGGAAATGTTTTAGGGCTAATTTTTATAAGACTACGATTATATGCCATATTTCTTTTTTGATTTGAGCACTACTATTTATAAATACTATTGCCAACAACATAGGAGTTTTATGGCTAAAAAAAAGAAAACAGTAACTCCTGAAGATATCATTGAATCTATAAAAGAAAAGCAATCTGAAATTGACGACTTATTATACGACTTAGAAGATAAGATAAGTGTTTCGTGTGAAGAAGAAGAAATAGACGAAACAGACGAAGAATAATAACAATCTATATTTCAGGTGCCTAGAAATAACTAGGCACCCTTTGACACAACAAAGGGTATAAATGAACATTTACGTAGGACTATTCATACTTGCCAGTATCATTGCTGGTTTAGGATATATTTACATCACTATCTTTTGTCAAACAAAACGCTATTTAAAAAGACTAAAACAATTAAAAAAACTTAAACTGTTAGCGTTAAAAGGTAGGAGAAAACGTGGTTGGTAGAAAACAAAGAAAACCTAATTTAAAAACTTTAAAGAAAAAAGCACCAAAGATACCTGACCATACTTGTCCTGATATAGACCATATTATTAATTATGTTGAGGATAAAGATTTATTAAATCGTACTCAACTGGCCTATTTCAAAAGACGTATGGAAAAACTACGTACTTCGAATGAAAAATTAAGAGATAGTGGTATCTATTGGTATGATAGAATAAAAGAACTATTGTCTAAATAATAGTATGTACACAGACAGACAAAACGAACCTCAATATAATGCCGGTAATTTTCAGGAATATGATTATGAAAAAGAGTGGATTGAGTGTGCTTGGAATATAACATATAATCAAATTCATTTAGTAACGGCATTTACTTATCCTTGGATATCTATAAAAAGCACTTGACAAAATGATTAAATGATGATATATTAGAACATATGAAAATATTATTATTGTTATGTATGTTTCTACCCTCTTTGGCGCTGGCGAAGCAAGTAGAAATGAAAGTATATGATTATAAATTAACAAGAGTATTAGATGGTGATACTGTAGGTTTTGAAGCGAAGTTTCTACCAGATCCACTTAAAAAAGAATTACTGATTCGTGTCTATGGTGTTGATACGCCAGAAAAAGGATTTCGTGCTAAATGTGAATCTGAAAACGCTAAAGGTCTAGCCGCATCTGAATTTACAAAGAAAACAATTGCCAACGGCAAGAAAATACAAGTTGCCATATCTGATTGGGATAAGTTTGGTGGACGTGTATTAGGTGATGTACTCATTGATGGCAAATCGTTACGTGTATTATTAATACAAAATGGATACGCACGAGAGTATTACGGTCTTGCTAAAGAATCTTGGTGTAATTAATATGTTAGAATTAATATTGAGTACATTATTCTTCGTGGCTGTGATTACAGTAATTGGTCTTTGGATATTAATGTTTAAAGATATCATATTATAAAATGGTCGTTCCTGGTTTTAGTATACCCATTGGTTTATATAATATAACAGCCGATGAAATAAACAACGAAACCCTTGTAACCAATCTACGTAATTATAAAAAAATCAATACATCAGAACCATTAGTACATAATGGCATAACAAGTTACTTTGACAATACTGAAACATTGTTAAATGAAACAAACTTTATTTCTACCGGAACAGCATTGCAAAACAAAGTATATGAGTATTGTTCCACAATAGGTATACCAAAAGTAAGTATATCATCATCTTGGTTTAATATCACGCAATCCAATGGTATGATACTTCCACATCGCCACGAACTATCTGTAATCAGTGGAGTCTATTATCCTGTTGTAAATGATAAAACAAGTCCATTAATACTTGAAAATCCATTGAACATATATCGTATGGTAGATTGTAAATATAACGTAGAAAACAACTATACACGAAAAGAAATGATACTACAACCAGAGAATGGTTTACTTGTATTGTTCTCTAGTTATATCAATCATTATACAAAGCCGTGTGACAGTGAAAGAATCACAATAGCATTTGACACGATATACGAAGAAAAAAAATAGTCAAAAAAATTTTACTCACTAAAGATACACCATAAAGCTATATAGATTTGCCCCCACCCACCTTATATAACGAAGTATTAAAGTATTATACGAAGCCGTTATATAATGGATACCGTTATTGAGTCATTATAGTTTACTGCTTGGCTTTTAGTTTATATGGCCGGCCGGCTTTAGTTCAGATCAATTGTTGCGCCACTGATGGCCACTGCGCCACCGGCAGTTAGATTCATATTCCCGGCGGCAAATAGATTTAAATTACTATTGCTATGTATGTTTAGATTTCCATTCGCTGTTACATTCCATTCACCTTTTATGTATATATGGCTATTGTTTTCTGTAATGCTATAGCTGTTATTCTTAGTATATGAAATCACATTGCCATTGCTATCCATTGTGATATATGAGCCAGTGTTTGATCTAAGCGTTACGTGTTCATTGCCGGGTGTGTCGTCAAATGTAAATGTATGGCCAGCTTCTGTTTCATATGTGTTATTGTATGGATAAGATGATATGCCGGGGAGGGCTGGTTGATCCCAAGTTGTATTGACACTTGTGATACCGGTTACAAGTGCAGCCTGCATAACGGCTCTGCTCGGATGCGGCTTTTCTTCATCGCCCACCGCTATACGTGAAACATCAGATTCGTTTGTATATAAAGGATAAATGGAAAGCTCTTCATTATCCTCACGTGGTCGTGGATCGCTAAAGCCAATCTTTGGATCACCATATGCAATTGTATAACCAGGTAAACTGCCAAGCACCACCGGTTCCTGTTTTCCCATTCCATCACGGAAATAACCCATCACCCAGCTACCTTCAACCAAAAACGGCTTTGACCAACCAAATCCACTAATGCCGCTAGAGATCACCGGCAACACAATAGTCGCCCAAGGCAAATTCTCAGTCGGCAATATTTGTTTATTCTCCGTATGTACACCAAGCACTCTTACACGCACACGGCCGATACGTAATGGATCTTGTCGATCTTCTACAACACCGACAAACCAGATAAAGCCATTTTGGCCTAAAAAATTTTCATTCATATTCTCTCCGAACGCTCGCTAAGGCCGATTGATAATAACACAACGGCATACGTCATAAACATCTATTTATTCCTATTCTACGCAAACTCACGCGGCCTTTAAATACCATATACAAAACAGTATAATACATACGTAAATCCAGTATTCACTGTTCGTAAAGGTCGCAAGACGGCATTTAACATAGAGTTCTTTCAGCAGTTCCGTATATGTCTTTCTTCCACTCATTTTTTACCTTTACACTTACATTTTCTGGCAGTGAGCCATTTCTTTATATTCCTCAAGGCTTCTTTGAAACCTGTAAAGTTTAGTTCATTGATCATTGATTTACTCCTCTATCCGTTATTATGTATATTTAGGCACCGTAGCTGTATAGGCCGTTAATATATATTCTCATAGCCGCTAGCCGGCCGTCTTAGCGAGCGTCTCTGCGGTTAAAAAAAGTTGTTTAATGCGTTTGTTGTATTTGTATCCAATTCGTATATATTGATTATACCTCTACGTTCTTT